GGCAGCGCGATCTCGGCGCGCATGAAGCCCCAGCGGCGCGCGGCCAGGAGCTGCTTCCAGGCCGCCTGGACCCACTCGCGCGCGAGGAAGGTCGGGGCCGCCGGGCAGTGCAGGCGGACGGTGCGCCAGCAGAACCCAAAGTCCTCGCTCATGCCAGGGCCTCCTCGGGCACGCTGTCGCCTGCGGTAAGCAGGGCCTTGATGTCGGGCAACCGGTCGACGAACGCCGGCGGCGCGAACGACAGCGACGCCCCGGGGTTGAACGCGGCCAGGATCACCTGGAGCCGCCCCTGGGGACTGAGCGTGCCGACGTGCTCCAGGTAGGCGACGGGCACTTCGACGTAGCCGGTCTTGTTGACGACCGCGCCGGTGACGCGGAAGAGGACCGCCGCCAGGTGGTTGCTGCGCTCCTGCATGAGGAGCGTGCCGCCGGGCGGGATGCGCTGCACGGCGTAGAACTGGTCGATGGTGTCTTCCGTTTCGTGCGCGATCCAGACCTTGGTCACCGAGCCGATGAGCGTCGCGTTGAACTTCACCTCGCCCCGCGCGATCGTCTCGGCCGTGCCGGTGCGGAAGGCGTAGGGCAGGGTCGTGCCGAAGAGCGGCGAGACGTTGGTGCGGGTGGTAATCCCGCCCCGCGAGAGCTGGGCCAGTGGCGTGCCGGAGGTATAGCTGGCCACGCGGATGGCGACGGCCACGACGTTGTTGCTGTTGTAGCGGTAGTCCCCCGGGAGCGTGTGCGTGCCGACGACCCCGAACGTCAGGCCGTCGGTCGAGCCGAGCACCTCCACCGTCCAGGTGCCCAGGCCGCCGAGCGACACCACGGTGGTGTGGCCCGGCACCGAGAGCAGGTAGGACGTACGCGGGGCCGGCCCGATGTCGAGATCGAAGGCCATCTCGCTCGTGACCGGCACCGCGTTGAGGAGCGTCTCCGCCATCGAGGACTACTTCCCGATCGCCTCGAAGCGCGTGAAGTAGGTCGACAGGTTGACGCCCTGCGCGACCTCGACGCCGGTCGACGCGACGATCCACTTGACCTTGCCCCCGCCGGTGGCGGCGTCCGGGTTCCAGACGGGGTAGAGGGGCGTGGTGCCGCTGAGGGCGTTGGCGAACAGGATCAGCTCGATGCGCGACATCCCGAGATCCTGCGGCGTGATCGGGTCGCCCGTCGTGTTGTAGACGGCGGGGCCGGTGTAGCCGGCGATCTTGCGGATGCGCGCGTTCGAGCTGTCGTGATAGGCACCGATGCTCTTGTCAATCGTGGGCATGACGGCTCCTAGAAGTTCTCCGACGGCACGTCGAGGTCCACCAGGATCTTGTGGTTGCCCGTGCCGCCGGTCACGTCGGTCGTCTTGGGCGTGGCGATGGTGCCCAGCCCGACGGTGCCCGGCGCGGTGCCGGCCGCCACGAGCACGCCCAGGTCGGTCGCCCCGCCCACCAGGACGTCCGCCCCGGCGACGGCCGCCGCGACGTTGGCGTCCGACGCCCGCACCAGGCAAGGGCCGCCCAGCTGGATGCAGGTGTAGTTGCCGCGCGTCGCCGCGTTGTTGATCACGCCCGCCAGCTGGTTGAGCAGCGTGCCGCCGGCGGTCGTGACCTTGTAGGCGCCGCGGTCGACCCAGTAGACCGGCTGGCCGGCCTTGGGCGCGGCGGCCGCGAGCGCGTCGACCTGCACCAGCTGGAAGCGGCGGGTGCGGGGCGCGTTGGCCGCCGTGGCCGGGGTCGCCCGGCTGGTGGGGTACTGCATCGTGAAGCGCGCGCCGAGGGTACCCGGCTGCGCCAGGGCGGCGGCGTTCTCCGTGAGCGGGTCACCGCTCTGGAGGTAGACGGCGTTGTTTTCGTAGACGCTGGGCATGATGGACTCCTGAACCTAGCTGCCGATGCCAGAGATGACCCGGGAGAGGCGCAGCGCCTTCACGGTGAGGTTGCCGGCGAAGAGGATCTGCCCGGCGACCTGGTTGTCCTGCCGCGCGCCCTTGAAGCCGGTGAAGCCGAACGCGAACTTCCGCGACTGCGCGATGTAGAGGCGGATGTAGGCGTCGTCGCCCTGGGGACCGAAGTTCAGCCACCAGAAGGTCTCGTTCGGGGCGTAGTAGCTGCCCAGATCCGCGTCGTTCACGCCGTCGGCGCCGGGGCAGTACTGCGACATCGTGATCGTGGCCTTGTCGAACTTCATCCCCGGCCAGTTGATCTCCGGCTGCGTGGTGTCGATGATCTGGTGCGGCAGGAAGTTCTCCGCGATGTAGCCCATGCAGCGGTTGGTCGTGATGCCGATCGTCGGCGCTTCGTTGCCGATGATGCAGCTGAAGTAGCTGTGGCGGAGCACGCGGTAGGAGATGGGCGCGCCGCCCAGATCCTGCGCGATGAGGCCCGAGGGCGGGTCGAGGGCGGGCGAGACGTCAACGCGGGTCTGGCCGCCGTAGGAGGGGAAGATGTTCCCCGCCCAGCTGGCGGTCGTGCCGTTGTTGAGCGCCTCTTCCAGGCCGTTCATCTCCATCGAGCGGTCGTCGCCCGCGAGGGCCTGGCCGTGATGGAAGGCGGCGATCTCCAGGATCGCGGACATGGTCAGCGAGGCCTGGGCCATGTCGGTGCGGATGACGCTGAAGGCCGCGCGCGGGCCAGCGAGTTCGACTTCCAGGTCTTCGAGGAACTCGGTGATGCCGACCTGGTAGTAGCGCGGGCCGAAGAGCAGCCCGGTGCGCGTCTGCCGGCGGGTGATGTCGAACGAGGAGCCCTTCTTGTACGCGCCGCCCTTCATGGGCTTGTACATGAAGTTCTCTTGGATCTGGGGCCCAATCCACTTCCGGTTGAAGCGGGACTTGGCCATCGCGATGAAGGGGCCGGCCTTGAAATAGCCGTCCACGACGCCGGGTTCGATCTCTTTCGTAACGGTGGTGTTGACTTCGTCGAGCTGAATTGCCACGGGAGCCTCCTAGTGCGGCCTCATCACGACGGCGGTCGACGGCGGCGATCTGCTGGCGCGCTCAGCCCTGTTTGGCCGAGACCAACCGTTCGTACTCGGCGACCGCCGAGTCGAGCGTGTGGGCCGCGGGGCCTTCCTTGGTGCTGAGCGCGTCGAGCGGGGAGGCCTCGGTGCGCAGGGGGAACGGGTGTCCGCTCTGCGTCGCCTTGAGCTTCTCGCCCAGACGCTTGTCGACTTCGTCGTTGATCCGCTTGTCCTCTGCCTCTTGTTGTTTCTTCTGGATCCGCTCGCCGTACCGCTCCATGTAAGCGTCTTGCAGCGAGTAGACCCGCCCGGGTTGTCCGTAGATGGGCTTGCCGAGTTTCGGGTTCGCGACCAGTTCGGTCATGTCCAGCGGCTCGTTGAAGAGGTGGCTGTGCCGCGCCCCCTGCGTCGAGAGAAAGGCCGAGACCTGGATGTAGTCCCGCCCCGCTTCGTTGACCGCGTCGTTCGCGATCCGGCGGATGTCGTCGGCGCTGAGCGCGACGTTCCCGCCGGCGCCCCCGTTGGGCGTCCGGTCCTGCGGCGGCGCCGGGTCGGCGGCCCCGCCACGCTGCGCGGCCGCGTCGAGCGTCGCCTTGTTCTCGGCGTACCACCCGTCGAGCCGCGTGTAGTACTCGGTGAGCGCCCGCTCCTGTTCGCGGATCGTGTCCATCGAGCGGCTGTAGTCGCTGCGGGCTAGCGCGCCGTCGCCCAGGAGGACGACGGCGTCTTTCGCCTCCGCAGCATCGAAGATCGCTCGCGCCTGTGCCTGCTGCTCCGCGGGGAGCTTGCTGAGCACGCCAGCGAGGAACGATTGACCCGACTCGAAAGCACCCATCTGACTGACTCCTTCCCGGGTCGAGGCAAGAACGACCGCGCGCCCCTCCGCGGGTGCGGGCTAGGGCGGCGAGAGGTTCCTCTCACCTGGGCGTTGTGATTGGCGTGGTCGTCGGAGTCGTCGTCGTCGGCGGGGGCGCACGCGGTGTGCGCGAGAGGTCGGCTAGATCAGGTCGATCACCGGGAACGGCTTGCTGGCGGCCGCGTGGTCGACCGGCACCGCGGGCGGCGGGTCCATGACGAAGTGGACCGTGTTGCTCACTGCCCCGTCGGCGTTCCGCACCAGGCACGGGATCGCCGGGTCGGCGCCCTGCCAGAGCGGCATGTTCATCCCGGTCTGGACCTCGCCGTCGGAGAAGTAGGTCGTCGGCTCGTCCTGGCCGGCGAAGACGATCACCGAGTCGCGGGTGAAGCCGGCGCCCAGGACGCGCAGGACGAACGACGGGTCGCCGACCGCGGCCGAGGCCGGGGCGAGCGCCGTGATGACGACGGTCGGGGCGGCACCCTCGTCGAGGGTGGGCGTCGCAGTGCGCTTCGACGTGGCGACCGGCGCGCTCGGGGTCAGGGTCTTCTCAGGCGTCTTCTCTGTAGCCATCGTGGTGCTCCTCAGATCGTGCCGGGGCCCGAGATGCCGCGGTCCATGCCGCCGCCTGGGAAGGCGGAGCCGGGGGCGGTGGGGGAGACCGGGCCCGCGCCCGAGCCCATCAGGCCGGCCAGGTACTGCGCGACCATGTCCTTGATGAGCGCGAGCTGCGGGCCCTGGTCCGGGGTAATTTGTGCCCAGCTGTCGAGTAGATCCGACATGGACTGCGCCGATTGCGTGATGCCGGTGAGCACCTCGGGGGGCATCCCGGCCGAGGGGATCGCGCCGGCGCCACCGGGGCCCATCGGGCCGGGGCCGGCGATGCCGCGCATCGAGAAGCCGCCGCCCATCTCGCCCATCGGGGTGGGCGAGGGCGGGGGTTGGTCGAGGGCGGGCGCCCCCGGGGATGGGCCCATGCCCGGGAAAGCTCCACCGTAGGCTCCCATTAGCGTCTCCCTCCGCGCATCGCGCGGCCCTTACCGAAGGCCTTCTTGCTGAGCGACGGGCCGGCCGCCATCTCGGGACCGGCCGCCATGCCGCCGTCGCCAGCGGCCAGGTCAGGCGCGGCCGCCAGGCTCGGGCCGCCGCTGGCGGCGAGACTCGGTGCGGCCCCGACCGCGAGGCTCGGCGCGGCCGGGCCGGCGATCGACATCGACGAGGTGGCGGTCGGGGCCGCCTTGCCGGGCAGGCCGAGCGCGCCGGCCAGGGCGTTGCCGCCTGGGGCCCGGCCGATTGCCCCGCCCAGGGCCGGCATCCCGGGCGCGCCGCCCAGGGCCTTGCCCGCGTTCTTGACGTTCTTGATCGGGTTCGCGCCGCCGCCCAGCCCGGGGGTGAGGGCCTTGAGCCCGCCGCCGATCGCGCCGCCGAGTTTGCCGAAGAAGCCCATCAGCGCCCTCCGCCCTTGAGCGACCGGCCGCCGCGGATCGGCTTGGTCGCGGTGGTGCGCTTGTTGAAGTCTTGCGCCGACATCGAGCCCTTGAGGAGCGCCGGGTCGTGGTTCTTGCTCATCACGACGGCGTTGTCGGGGCTGGGCGCCTTGGTCACGGTGGTGCGGGCCATCAGCGTCCGCCTCCGCTCATCGAGCGGCCAGGCTGTGTGAGCGCCTTCTGCGCCGGCGCGCGCTTGCCGGGCTTGCGCTTGCGCGCCGACTTCTTCGCGAACGCCGGCACGCCGGGCGCGACGGTCGCGGCGGCCTTGGCGTCCTTGCTCGCGGGGGACTTGCCGTAGGGGAAGGGCATCGGGCGCTCCTACTTCCTCGCGCCAGGCGTCGGGACTTTCACCGGCGACGGCGAGAGCTTGGGCGGCGGGGGCGGCCCCCCGCGTGGGGCGGGCGCGGACTTCTTCGCGGTCACCCGCGCGATCATCTGGTCGAAGGTCTCTTTGCTCATCGCTTCGACAGGCTCCGCTTCGAGGTCGACGTGCCGTGCCACTTCTTGCCGAGCGCGGGCTGCTTGGTGGCGGTCGCGTAGAAGATGCGCTCGCCCTTCCCCGCGCCGTACTGCGCTTTCATGGTGCTGAGCACCTTCGTGCCGGACGCGGAGAGGGGCATGGCTCGGCGTCTAGCGTCGAGCCAGATCCTGGACTCGTCAAGATCCCCCGGCGGAGGCGAGCGGCTCGCGCGGGAACGGGCGGTCGTCGATGATGAGATGCACCGGCGCCCAGCGGCCGGGCTCGCAGGTGAAGCCGCAGACGCCGTCCTTGCACTGGTCGTTGAGGATGAGCTTGGGCGGCGCCTGGTCGCTGCAGACCTTGGGCGTGGTCGGGGTGACGTTCAGCGAGCAGCTCATCGATCCCAGCGCGCAGCCGAGCAGCACGATCGCGACGTGTCGTTTGGTCATGGGGGGCTCCTCTACCGACGATAGGTGCCGCTGGCCGTCGCGCTCAGGGTGACGCCCTGCGCGTAGCCTTCGCGGAACAGCTTGCCGTTCACGTAGATCTGGACCTGGAGCGTGCTTTGGAGGAGCGACCCGCTCCCCGACGCCTCGATGTAGAGGAAGACGGTCGACTCGGTCGAGTCGAACTGCACGAAGTAGGGCGTCGCCCCGGCATAGAGGGTCAGGCCGTTGACCGCATCGGTGTGGCGGACGATGACCGGGGTGAAGGCGGCGAGCCCCGCGCCGAGGACGCGGAACTCGATCCGGTCGGTCTTGACGACCGGGGCCGGGGTCGGGGTGGGCGTGGGCAGGGGCGTCGGCGTGACCACCGCGCCGTTATTGCGATCGTCGTCGGTGTAGACCTTGGTGCAGGCCGGAGCGAGCGCGAGCGTCGCGGTCACGAGCAGGAGTGTCAGCCGTCGTCGCATATGCATAGAGCCTCCCTCGGGCTACTTGTCGCTCTCGGTGATCGTCTGCCGCCCGCCCGGCTCGTCGTTCTTCGTTTCGCTCTGCGGGGCCGCTTGGCCGCTGGCCTTCCGGCCGGCGGGATTGACCGTCTGGCCGATGCCGAGGGACGACTGCGCCTGCAGCCGCTCGGTGACCGTGACCGGCACGCGCACTTCGAGGATCTGGCCCGAGGCCACGTCCATCGTGAAGGTGCGCTGGCTGGCCGGGTCGGTGTACTGCGGCAGGCCCATCGCGCCGGTCGACATCGCGCCGAGCGCGCCGGGCGTGTTCTGCACCTGCGCGAGCATCTGCGTGAGGACATCGGCCGGCGGGGGCGTGAGCGGCGGCAGCGGGAGGGCGGGCGGCGCGCCGACGTTCGGTGTTTCGAGCGTCTCGTGCAGCGACCAGAAGTCGTAGTAGCCCATGCGGGCCAGCTGGACGCGCATCATCTTCCGCTCGGTCGCGTCCATCGCCAGGACGGAGTTCGGCTGGACGATGAAGACGAACTGCTTGTGGAAGTACTGCGCGCGCTGGTCGCGCGAGGTGGTCTGGCCGTCGAGTTCGGGCGTGTAGCCGGGATCGCCGGGGCGCAAGCTGGGGACGAACTGCTCGGGATCGAAGTCGAACTCGTTGAGCGTGTTGCCGCCCTGCCCGAGGATCTGCACGCGCTTGGACTGGCTGAGGAACTGGAAGTAGTTGATCTTCACCATCTCGCTGAAGTCGCGCAGGAAGAGTTCCACCTGGCGCGCTTCGGAGCGGATCTCGGGCGTGAGCGCTTCGTAGTACTTCTGGATCGTGTCGGCCGAGGGCATCTGGCGGAGTTGCAGGAGCGCCTGCAGGTTCGCCGTCCCGGAGAGGTCGGTGAACTTCTGCGTGAGCTTCTCCCACATCTCGATCCCCATCTGGATGATGGCGGGGTTGGGGCCGTCTTCCTTCTTCCACGGGTCGCCGAAGCCGGGCATCACTTTGACCCGCTTGCCGGGGCGGCGCGGGTCCATCAGCTTCATCGTCGCTTCAGAGACCGCCGTGCGGTTGTAGGTGATGTCGGGGTTCGTCCACTGCCGCATCGCCAGGCGGATGTCGTGCATCGTGTCGTTGATCGCGTCCTGGAGCGGCAGGAGATCGTTGAAGAGCGGCACGCCGAGGAACTGCCAGGGGACCGACCAGAGCTTCAGCCGGCAGAAGGGGAACATGCCGTGCCAGTAGGTGTTCGGGCCGTCGTAGATGATCGTGTCTTCGGTCGCGACCAGGAGGCGCCCCCGCGGGTAGAGCGGCTGCTGCGGCTGCACCACGTAGGACCAGTTGGCGCCGGGCGTGCCCATCACGATCGGCTTGGTCGTGAGATTGCGCGTGCGGTCCTTGAAGTAGGCGCGGTAGAGCACGATCGCGCCCGAGCGCGCGCGGCGAGTGGTGGAGGCGGATCCCGGCCAGGCGATCGAGTCGAGCGGGTCGGCGGGCGAGATCAGCCGCGAGAGGCCCGTGCGGAAGCGGCCCATGACCTGGCCGAGCAGCGTGTCGGGGGAGGCCTTGAAGGCGTGCGCCTGCATCGGGTACATGCCGCGCAGCACGTTGACGGTGTGCTCCTCGCGGAAGCAGGCGCCCTCCCACAGCTGGTTCGATCGGCCGAAGGACGGGCGGAGCGGGAGCGTGTCGCGCGGGTCGCGGGCGGTCAGCTGGTGCGCGCCGCCGTGGGGGGCGTGCGGATCCCAGTCGATGACCAGGTCGCCGGTCCCTCCCGCGAGGCTGTATTTGACGCAGTCGCCCAGGTCCAGGTCCATCATGGTCGTCATCCACTCGGCCATGAGGTACTGGTTCAGCATGTTCGCCTGGACCTGGAACTCGGGGTTGGTCTTCCAGCCCGCCACCGGCTTCAGGTCGGTAATCGCCGCGACGTGCGCCTGCATCGCCTTCCGGGTCTCGTTGATGACGACCTGCGGGAGGTACTTGAGCTTGCATTGATCGGCGCTGAGCTGGTTGCCGACGATGTAGTCCTGGGCCTTGCCGATCAGGTCGTAGGAGGGATCCTGGCGATTGATCATGTCGCCTTCCTGGATCCACTCGCGCAGCCAGCCCAGGACGCGCGGGTCGCCGTGGGTGAGCGCCTCGGCGGTCGAGCGGGGCAGGTCGAGCACACCGGACTTGGAGAAGTCTGCCATTGGGAGATGCCTATGCTTCCTAGTCCTTCGAGAGGTGATCGAGCGCGGAGGGCGTGGCGTCGCTCACCCCCGGCCCGTACTCGGTGTTGGCGACCTCGGCGTCGCGGCGGATGCGCGCGCCGTGCTTCTTCACGAACGCCGGGTCGGGTTGCGCCCCGCCGGTCCACCCCGGGGCGAGCGCGTGCGTGTGGCGGTTGGAGTTGTCCTGCGCGTAGCGGCGCCAGACGATCGGCTGGCCCTCGCCGTTGCGCGAGTCGGCTTCCGAGGTCCGCTCGATCTGCCGGAGCTTGCTGAGGCTGTCGACCGTGACCTTGCGGTTCTGCCCGTCGTAGGCCTCGAACGCGGTGAAGCCGGGGCCATTGGCCGCATCCATGCGGCCGACCGCGGGCATCCAGGTGGCGGGGAACCCGCAGTGCTCGGGCGCGCCGGCGGTCGCGCCGATCGTGATCGGCACGTTCACGTCGACCAGCACCTGGCCGCAGCGGGGGCACCAGAAGTCGTGGAGCGCCATCATGCCCCTCCGAGCGCCGCGCGCGCGTGCAGCCGGGCGGCGGTGATGGTGGTGAAGCGGAGCGGCTCGTCTTCGCCGTCGTCGAGGAACGTGTAGCTCATCTCCGAGCCGTGCGCCTCGACCAGGCAGTAGAGGCGCGGCGCGAGCATCCGCGCGACGATGACCGGCTCGACCATCGATCCGATCTGCCAGGCGACGACCGTGTGGGTGGCGACCTCCAGGTCGCCGTCCTCGTCGAGCGAGAACTCGAGTACCACGCTCGGCGCGGTGTTCGGCACCAGGACGGTGGGCGCGGCGAGCGCGCGCTCGGCGGCCGGCGCGTGGGCCTTCGGGGCGTGAGCCGGGGCGGCGGTGGGGAGCGACTGCTTGGGCGTCTTCTTCGCCATCACTAGCCTCCGTGGTGGAACAGCTCGGTCTCGACCCGCGCGACCACCGCGCGCATCTCGGCCTCGACCGTCCGCCCGCGCTTACTGGCGCGGTGCGCGAGCTCGGCCATCTGGCCGGGCGTGAGCGGGATGCGCACCTCGCCGATGCGGAGCGAGGCCAGGTGGTCGATGGCGCGCAGGATCGAGGCGGCGGTGGGGCGCGTGCCCAGGCCGAGCACGGCGGCCAGCTGGTCGCACTCGACCACGCTGAGGTGCAGCCCGGGCGCCGGCGCCGGTGAGGCGACCTGCCGGCGGGCGACCGAGGCTAGCGCCTCGATCTCGGCCAGGATCGACGCCGGCGTGCGCCCCAGCTCTGGCTCAGGCGCGCGTGCGGTCGTCGAAGAAGAGCCCCGCGGTGTCGTCGCTGAGGCTGTAGTAGTCGTCGGGGCTGGCGCGTTCTTCATGGTCAGTCTCCAGGTCGTCGGCGTCCTCGGCGGAGGCCGGGCTGTTGCGGTAGTCGGGGCGGTCGATCTGCGCCTCAGCCGTGAGCGCGTCAAACGCCGTCTTGCGGCGGCGCCGCTCGGCGACCGGTTCCACCTCGCCGCCCGACATGCGCCAGGAGACGTAGAAGCCGATCGCGGCGGCGAACACGCAGTCGTCGTGCTGGCCGCGCGCGGCTTCGGCTTCGCCGATCGTCGAGGCGGTGATGAAGTGGCGCAGCTCGCCGCGGGTGATCGGGCTGTTGAGCACGAAGTCGGGCCGCGCGGTGATCGGGTCAAACGCGGTCACCGCGTTGTGGAAGCTGGCCAGGAGCAGCGGGCGCGTCCGGGGGGAGGTCACCCAGCCGATGCGGGTGGAATAGCGCCGCTCGGCTGAAGCGGCATCCGCATATTCCCAGACGTAGAAGTGGCTGTAGCCCAGGTGCAGCTGCAGCGTGTCCTGGGTCGCCAGGCCGTGGTTGTTCGTCTCGATCGCGGCCAGCGCCTCGATGCCGTCCGGGTCGGCGTAGTAGCGGCCAATCGCGTCACAGACGAAGGCGAGCGCCTTCGGGTCGAGCACGTTGGTGACGTACTGCGCGACCTGCTCGGCGGGCTCTTCGATCGTCGGCTGGCGGATGACGTCGATGACGGAGTAGTCCTGGCCCAGGCCGTCGGAGACGTCGACGCCGAGGATGTACCTGCGGCTGCCGCGCACCCGCGGGTACTCCCAGATCGCGAGCACGCCCTGGCGCAGGTTGGGCAGCGAGGCGAGCGCGGCCTTGTCGAGCCGGCGGAAGCCGTAGCCCGGCGGGACGGGCTCGACTTCGTGCGAGACGAGGGTCGAGAGGCGCGAGACGTGCGGCGCGAGCGGCGGGACGACGCGCTTGGCCTGCAGGTCGGCTGAGGGCTTGTCGGTGCTGTGGTCGCGGCGCAGCTGCGCGATGCCGAGGGCCGGCTCGACCGCCCAGACGTCGAGGAGCGGGCGGGAGCCCGCCTGGTCGATCTGCTCCAGCTGTTCGAGTGTGAAGATGCTCCGCCCGGCGTACTGGAAGCACTCCAGGTCGTCGGCCGGGTACTCCTTGAGGAACTTGTAGAGCTGCCCCTTCTTCTCGTAGAAGCCGCGCGTCTTCTCGTACCAGTAGAGCTGCTCGCGACTGAGGACGCGCGTCTCGCCGGCGAACCACTTGGGCGAGTCCCGTTCGGCCTTGACCGCGTGCGCCAGGGTCGTGACCGAGGGCGACCAGTCGAGCGGGGCGGGGAGCGAGTACTTCTTCGGCTCGGCCGACCAGGGGATGAAGATGTTCTTGAAGCGCCCTTCGCCCTCGCCGGAGGCCAGCCAGTGCTTGTGCCACCAGTCGCCGGCGAACTCCGCGGTCGCTTCGTAGAGGACCAGGGTGTCCGGGGCGTAGGGGATGGCGGGCAGGAGCGCCGTGTCGAGCTGCTCGGGGTTCTCCCAGGTCGGGAGCTCGGAGATGTGGACGACCGAGTACGTCTGGCCGCGGCCGATCGAGCCCTTGGAGCCTTCGAGGCCGGTCTGGGCCTGGAGCGCGCCGCGGGTGGACTTGCCCCAGGCGGTCTTGAGGAACGACTGGTTGGCGAGGCTGAGCTCGCGGTTCTTGTTGAAGTAGACCTTCCCCGGGCGGACGAACCAGGGCAGCTGGTCGTAGATGCGCACGACCATGCGGAACAGGTACCCGGCCTGGTCCTCGACGTCCGCCGCGCTGAGCGCCCGGATGTGCGCGCGCGTGACGATGCGGTGCGCGACCAGCGCCTCGCTGAGGGTCGAGACGCCCAGCTGCCGGGCCTTCAGGATGTTCAGGAGCAGCCCATCGGGCGACCCGTTCGCCTGGTTGGCCTTCTCGATCCGCCCCAGCTGATCCAGGACCAGCTTCTGCGACTCCCAGAAGGGGGTCAGCCGGCGCAGCCCGTGGCCTTCCATGTCGATCCAGCAGAAGCGCTCGGCGAAGTAGGGGAAGTCGTAGATCACCCGCAGGCGCGAGCTGGTGACAAACAGCGCCTCGTCCTCGGTGAGCGGGCGGATGGGCGCGCCGGTCTCGTCGACCGCGGCCATCGCCGAGGCGGTCAGCGCCGCGCTGTCGCGCACGCTGTAGCGCGGGATCACGCCGTTCGGGAACGCACTCCCGAACTGGCGGGTCGCGGCCGCTTCGCGCTCGGCGATCACATCCGGGTGATACATATGCTTGCCGCTACGCCTCAGCGGCGTCGTCCGCGGGGGGCTCGGGGTCGACGGGCACCGGCTCGGCCTCGATGACCTCCGCCTCGGCCGCGTCCTGGCCCCGCCGGTCCCCGAAGAGCAGATCGCCCACCGCCTGCTGGAGCTGTTCGAGCGAGCCGGATCCGGTCGCGCCGACCGTGGCGGCCAGGTTGTTCTGCTGGACGATCAGCCCGCCCTTCTTCTCCAGGAGCTGCCCGAGTTCGAGCGCGAGCTTGTGGCGCTCGACGGTGGGGTCGCTGATCGCCTTGTCCATCACATCGGTGACCACGCCCGGCAGCCGGGCGGCGATCGTGTGCGTCGCCTCGATCTGCGCGCGGACGATCATCGCCTTGCGGTAGCTGGCGAACAGATCCGCGACCGTGATGCCGACCGTCGTGCAGAGGCGCGCGAGGGTCCAGTGCGCATACCGCGGGTCGAGGAGCAGGGTCGTCACCCGCTCGATCTCGCCGCCCGTGCCGGCCACCGCCAGGACATCGGCCAGCTGGTCGCGCCCGCCGACCGCTCGGGCAAACACCTCGATCGCCTGGTGGTTGAGCACCGCCTCGACATCGCCCAGCGCCGCGTCGGTGCGCGCCGCCGCCGGCACCAGGGCCGAGGTGGAATTCGCCGGCCGCCCGCGGGGGCGACTCACTTGACCACCCGGGCGCCGAGGAGCGGGTAGGCCACCATCCCGGGCGTGGGCGTGGGGCGGACCCGCGGGGGGATGGGCCGCGGGGGCTGCGGGCGCGACAGCCGATCGGCCTCCCGCGGGGGGCGCGACCGCGGGGGCAGGGCTGACTGCAGCGGTGTCGCGCGCAGCAGCCGCCCGTCCTCGTGACAGCGGTCGTGCCGCAGCCCGAGCGCATCGGCGACCGGGGGCTCGCGCTTCACCACTGCCGCTCCTGCTGCAGGCGCTCCAGCTCGTCTTGCCGCGCCGAGAGGCGCTGGTGCAGGTCGACCGTCTTCTCATCGGCCAGGTAGACCAGCAGCTCGTCATCGTCGGGCGTGTGGCCGGTGTCCCGCTGGGTGCGCTCGATGAACTGCAAGGCCAGGTAGGCCTCGTTCGCATCGAGGTGGCTGACGCCCGTGTCGGCCGTGACGTCCTTCCGCAGGGTGGTCGGGTCGACAGGCGCCAGGCGGTCGACCAGGCGCAGCAGGAGGGCGTTCTGCCGCTCCAGCCCGCCGGCCAGGGCCGCCAGGTCGCGGCTGATGCGGCGGAAGAGGAGCGCGGTCGCGAGTCGCTTGAACATGGGGGCCAGGGCCTGCCAGGCAGGATGGGGGCGGATCCGCGGGCTGTCTAGATCCCCCTCTAGGCGGGGGGTGTGTCAGGCGGGGTCACACCGAGCCTGGGGCCCCCGAAATTCCCCAGATCCTGCCGGTCGCCGTCGAGGCACACCTTCCGCAGCGTGTTCGGGCAGACGTTGAACTGCCGCGCCGCGTCGTCGAGCGGGATCAGGCCCTCGGGGGCCTGGTGCTTGAACCAGCGGATGGGCAGCTGTCGGATCTGCTCGACCTGTGCCGAGGTGAGGCGGACGTGCGGCTTGCGCTGGGGCCCGCTCCGGTTGTGGCGGCGGTGATAGTCGCCGTGCGCGGTGCCCAGCGGGGGACGGATCGGGACCGGGGCGACTTCCTGGGTCGCGCCCGTGCCCAGCGCGAAGCGGTTGCGGAAGAGCTGGTATTTGCTCTCCGGGCCGATCTCGATCCTCGCGTTGAGGTAGCGCTCGTCCACCGGCGAGGTGCAGGCGCCCGCCGGGATGACGAACACGACGTCGGGCGTGGTGACCACCGCCAGGACGTCGATCGCACTGGCCGCGATGGGCTTGTCGCCGGTCTCGATGTTGCGCTTGGTGAGGCGGACCCGCCAGTGCCCGAAGTGCCGCTCGCCTTGCTCCTCGTGCGCCTGCTTAACCTGCACCCGGTAGAGCCGATCGCCCCCGTCGACCACCAGGTCGTAGGCGCAGGGCACCATCGGCCAGCTCACCAGGCGCCCGGCTTCGAGGAACCGGTAGGCGACCAGGAGTTCGGCGAGCGCCCCGCGTTGTCGCGAGAGGTGGAGCATCGCGTGGCAGGATCCGCTAGCTGTGGCGCGCTGTCTAGATCCCCCTGTCGGCACCTGCGGCAACCAACAGACACGGGGGAGGAAGTGGCGAAATTGCTGAGGAATTTCAACGAAATTTCACCAATTCACAACGATCTGACGTCAGGCGCGTGCTCTCCTCGACCCCCCCGCCCCATCCACGCGGACAATGCGCCCCCTGCCAGCTGGGGGCGCCCTGCCAGCTGCCCGCGCCCCGCGCCTAGCCGCCCGCGCCCCCCATGCTCACTAGGCGCGCGAACCGGGCGCCCGGGCGGGCTAGGTTGGAACGGCGGACGGGGCGACCGTGAGCCCGGCGCGGTATCCCGTTGCGGCGGCGGCGGTTAGCGGGATCGACCGACTGATCCCCAATAAGCGGGTGTTCCAACTGGCGCCCGGGCGGCGCGGCGGCGGGCTGGCGCGGGCTGGCGACAAGTGGACATAAGGCGCCCCCGGGGGCGACTATCTGCTAGCGGCTGGCGCTATCTATAGCTATCGGCTGGCAGCTGCCCGTGGCATGGGCTATGCATTGATCGCCAGTGCCCCGGGGTCCGGGGTGGCGGCGGGATCACCTAGGCGCGAGACACGCCACCCGCACGCCAGACACGCAACCGGGACACCGGAAACGGTGCCCACTAACCGACTGATAGGACGGCTTACAGACATGGCGCACAATCTCGCAACGATCAACGGCTTAGACGCGATCGCCTACTTGGATCAGACCCCGTGGCACGGGCTGGGGCAGCGGCTGAACCTGAAGGACGTACCGCCCGCTGAGCGCATCGCGGCGGCGCTCAAGGCCGCCAACATGGATTGGAACGTGGGCAGCCTGCCCCTGTATCTAGCCGATGGCACTGAGGTACAGGGCCATAAGGCCTCAGTACGCTTCGACGCGGCCGGGCTGGTGGCCGCGCAGCTGGGCGTAGTGGGCGCGGGCTATACCCACGTGAGCAACGCACAAGCGACAGACATCCTGCAGGTACTGGCGACGGAGTTTGGCTGCGTTCCGGCGTCCGCCGGGGTGCTGGGCAACGGTGAGCGGTGCTGGGTGCTCATGCGCCTTGCTGACAGCAAGGTAACGCCGCTCGACGGCGACGACTGCAACGGGTACTTTCTGCTCAGCTGGGGGCACGATGGCCAGCTGGCGATCTCCGGGCTGGCATCGCTGATCCGGGTCGTCTGTCAGAACACCTTGACCGCTGCCACCAACGGCCGCAAGGCGTGGATCACGGTCCGCCATACGACCAACGCGGGCGCCCGACTCGACGACGCCGCAAAGCTCATGAAAACGCTGATGAGCACGCTACAGGCCACGGGCGAAACGTTTGCCAGCATGGCGCGCAAGAACTTGGACGCACGCGGGCTGCAGGCGTTCATCAATGCCGCGATCCCTAACACCACGACAACCGGCCCCGTGTCGCCCGTGATTGTCGCCCGGCGTGACACCGTGGCGCGGCTAGTGTTCTACGGGCGCGGCGCCGCGATGGCCAATCAGGGCGCGAACGTGGCCGCCGGTGAGGCGTCGATCTGGGCTGCCTACAATGCGATCACTGAGTACGTCGACCACGTCCGGCCCGCTGAGGCCCAGAGCCCGGAAGGGCTGCGCAAGGCCCATGCGTCGGCGCTGTTTGGCGGCAATGCTGACCTGAAGATCGGCGCCCTGCAGCTGGCGCGCCAGCTGGTGGCGGCCTAGCGGGCGCGGGGGCGCTGGCGGGTCGACCCCTGCCAGCTGCCCCCCGGCATTGCCGGATGCCCACGGGCGACCGTGGGCAACCGGGAGCGCCGTTGCTCCCCACTGACCGATTGAGGACCGATGATCACGACGACGACGACGACAACCTACCCACGCTTGCCGGAGCTTGCCCCCCGGGCGCCCGGGGAGTCTGCAGAGTGCTACGGCTTGCGGGCGCTGCTATTCGTGACCGCTGAGCGCCAGACGGCCACGGTCGACCTAGAAGGGCTGCAGCTGGCCGCCCATGCCTACCGGCTAGCGGTCTGTAACCGTGAGCTGAGCCCGGCGGGCGCTGAGCGGCTGGCGGACGTCAACCGGCTGATCTTGGCCGGGCTGGCGCGGCGGGCGGCGGAGACTGCCCCGGAAACGGCCCACGCGCCCCTAGGGGACGCGATCGCCCCCCCGGCGGACCGTCAAGGCCCGGGCGCCCCCTTGCGCCCCGCCCCGGTCACGCCACGGCCGCCGGCGGGCGGTCTGACGGTCGACGCGCCCCGCCCGGCGGCGCAAGCGCCCGCCCCGGTCTGGCTGCCCCCCGTGGCGCCCGCGTCGCGGCTGGCGGCTGAGGATCTGTTTTGAGCGCCCGGCGGGTAGCACTGGCGGGCTACGCGGTCCAGCTGGCCAGTCTGGCGCCGCTGGCGTGGCTGGCGGCGGGCGGCGCGGTCGCTGAGCCCGTCTGGCGGGCGGCGGCGGGCGCCGGGCTGGCGGGCGTGGCGATCATGCTGGCGGCGGGCGGGCTGGCGGGCTGCCAGCTGGCGGCGCCCCGGCTGGCGCGGCTGGCGCGGCGGGCTGGCAGCTGGCGGGGGGCGCGATGAGCGCCCGCCCCGCCCGCGTCTACCGCTGCAAGTGCCACGACCGGCCGTACACGGTCTGCCCCGACTGTGGCTGCCAGTACTGCCCGGCGTACTGGCGCGAGGGCTGCCCGCGCCTGAGCTGGCACCCCGGCCACGGCGCCACGGCGGAGGACGCCGGGCGGCGGTACCTGGCGCTGTACCCGCGTACGAACGTCGACCCAATTTCGACTACCCCCGGCAACGAGAGGACCGAGCCATGATCCCGAGCTACCACTCCGCCCCCACGAACGCCCTACCGCCCACGCCCGACCACGGCGTGACGTTCCGCCCCGACGTCGACGCGGCGCGGCAAGCGGCCATCCTGAAGGCGTACCGCGCCGTGACCGGGCGGGTGCGCGCGTTCCGCCCCGACCCGCCCACGCCGTCGACGCGCCCGGCGGCTGGGGGCGCGCGGGACATCGGTACCATTGCCCGCGACTACGGGCAGCTGGCCGCGAAGGCCGACGATACCGCCGGGCGCATTGCCCGGGCGGCGGGGCGGCAGCTGATCCCGGGCTGGCACGTCCGGGCGACCGATGGCCACTTCGCGCTGCTGACGCCCGCCCGCGAGACCGACGACCGGGCGCGGGCGGCGATGTACCCCGCCCCGGTCAGCCTGCCCGCCCTGCCGGTCGAAGCGTGGGCGGCGTACGCCCGCGTACGCACCTGCCGCCGAAAGTCGTCTGGCGCGGTGACGTGGGCGTGGGGCGGCGGCTGCCTCACGCTCACGGCGAGCGACCCGGAGAACGGCTGCGAGGCGAGCGAGTGGCTGCCCCTGGCTGACGGCGCGGCGGTCTTTCCGCCCGTGGCGATCATGCTGGCCGATGAGTACGCGTACCCGTTGCGCGGGCGGGCGTGGGACGTGGCGCAGAGCGGCGGGGCGGGCGGCGTGCTGATCTTCACGGCGGCGGCGGAGCAGACCGCGATCGCGATCATGCCCATGAAGTTCTGAGCGCGCGCGCCAGTCTGCGCCAGCTGACGGCGCCACGACATGCATATGCATCCTGTGTTAGGATGCTAACAGGCCGCGAGACACGGCCACGACAACGACCACAACGACCACGAACCGAGGAGAGAGAACGACATGGGATACTCATACGATCTGCGCGGGCGGCTGGCCTGCGATAGCTGCGGCGCCTGCGGCCAGACCCGCAAGCGGACCTGCCCGCACAAGGTTCACTACGCGAGCGGCGGCGCCCTGCCGTACTGCTACCCGAGCGCCCTGTGCCCGGGCTGCTACGCGAAGCACAAGGCCACGCTTCACACCGGCTGCAAGGACGGCGCGGCGAAGCGCACGGCTGAAGAGGCGGCGAAGCACGCGCGGCTGGCCGCCGGCGAGCTGGAAGTGACAAGCGCCTATGGCAGCTGGCACCCGACCGTGCCGGAGGGCTACACGGGCGTGATCTTCCGGGGCGTGGACCGCGCGGAGGTCTACCGGCTGATCGCGCGTGAGCAGTACGACCCGGGCGTGCGGCGCTACCTGAGCGAGTACCCGGACGCCCACCCGTGGACCGACCCGAACGCGGCGCCCGCCGCTGGGGGCGCGCGATGAGCCGCTACGACGCGATGACCACGGCCGACTTTGATCGGCTACTCGCCGCCCACCTTGACGAGACGTACACCGCCCCGAGCCAGCTGTTGGCCGTGGCGGGCGTGTACGAGCTACTCGCCGAGGAGTGCAACAACGCGGTGCTCGAAGCGTGGGACGCCGAGCGCGAGCTGGAACAGGCAGAGGTGGACGACTGGGACGCGCCCGCGTGCCTGCGCTGGCTGGCGGCGCACACGAGCGGGCCGAACCACTTCGCGGAGCGCGCCGAGACGTGGCCCGATGAGGTGGCACGGTTCGCCGCCCACGAGGACACGGACCCGGACGAGTGGAACGACACGGCAACCGAGGAACTCCGCGCGGCTGTGCGCGCGGCATGGACGACGGGGGGCGGGCGATGAAGGCGATCTATCAGGGCAAGCTGTGGCACGTCATGGACGACGACGGCGGCGGACTGTTTCTGGAGCGGGCGGACGGATCGCTGATCCACGCCCCGTACGACGATCCGAGCCTGATCGTCGACCCGACCGACGATGAGGTGGAGCTGGCGGCGGCGGGCATCGACCCGGCAGCTGGGGGCGCGCGATGAAGGCCATCACCACGCGCTACGTTGGCGCCACGGATCGGCGCCCCGCCCGCATCATTGCGAGCGACCTAGACGGTAACCGCGTCACCGTGCCAGCTGACGGCGACTTCCCGTACGACGGCCACAACGGCGCCCACCGGGCGGCGGCGGTGGCGCTGTGCCAGCGCATGGACTGGCCCGGCGGCGAGAGCCTGATCGGCGGGGCAGTGAAGCACGGGATGGTCTGGGTGTTCCCGGAACCGCCCCGGCTGCCCACCGTGGCCATCGGGGCGCGCGTCTACTGGCACGACCCGGGCGACGACGTCGCTAGCGGCTATGGCACCGTCGTCTCCATCGGCGTCGACCCCGGCGACTCCATCGACCCCGACGAGACGATCATCGCGCTGCGGCTGGACAGCGGCGGCGAAGCCGAAGTACTGCTGCGGGAGCTGTCCCTGCCGCTGGCCGCGCCGCTGGCCGCGCGATGACGTCGCCCCCGGACGGCCCGCCGTTCGCCCGCACGGTCTGCGCCTGCGACGAGTGCCGCCGTGGCTGCCACGAGCAGCCCGGCAGCCTTGCCGCCGGGGAGCTGGAGCAGATCGCCGCGTACCTGGCGCGGCCGGTCGCGGCTGTGCTGGCGAAGTTCTGGGCCAGCCCGGGGGCGCTGGTAGGGAACCGCGCGACCGGCGAGGTGTTCCGCGTGGGCACGATCACGCCGCGCCTGGCTGGCGGGCGGTGCGTCTTTCTCAGCGCGGACGACCGCTGCACGATCCACGCGGTGGCGCCGTACGGCTGCCGCATGTACGACTCGCATATGCAAGCCGACGAGGCGCAACGGCGGTCACAGTGGCTGGTCCGGTCGCAGCAATCGCCTGCGTACCAGTCCCTGCGCCGCACGCTGGCTCCGGCGGCAAGCTATCGACCCACGAGCTTCTAGCTGCGCCCCGCTGCGAGCAGCTGCGGGCGTCCTGCGTACCTGTGAGAGTTCTGCTAGCCTGATGACACGGAGTGATGACGGCATGACCACGACCCAACTAGAGCTACTCGTGCAGCAAGCGGTGGACCGAAGCGTCGTCCATACGCTCACGCGGTACATCGACCGCGCGGCGGAGGAGATCGCCGTCGAGATCCTGAAAGACCCGACGACCCGCGTCCGGTTCGCCACGCTGATCAACGCGGCGATGGATCGGGCGCTGACGAACCTGAACGCGCCGCCCCCGGTGGAGCTGCACACGCCATGAGCCTGATCGTCAGCGAGCTGTACACGGCCCTGCGATCGGTGGGCGTCCCCGAGGACGAGGCCCGCGCGGCGGCGACGGCGATGCGGGCGAGCGAGGCGCCTGCCACCGCCGCCCAGCTGCAGGCGCTGCGCGCGGACCTGCGCGCCCTGCGGTGGGAGTTCATCGTCACCTGGGGGCTGCTGCTGCTGATCCTGTGCGTCGTCCTGCTGGTGCTGGTGAGCGGGGCGCGGCCGTGATCGTCCTGCTGCTGCTGGCGATCCTGCTGACCCTGCTCGGCGCGTGGTGGCTCATCCCGGCGGCGGCCGGGATGCTGCTCGCGCTGCTGGCCTACATGGCGCTGGTCGGGCTGCTGGCCCTACCGGTCGTCGTGGTCGGGCGGCTGCTCGGCGTGGGCCGCGCCCGGCGCGACTACGAGCGCCGCTTCACCGCGTTCCTGCACGGCAAAGGCCCGATGCCGCCCGAGGGCTTCCCCCGATGAGCGGCTGCCGCTGCCAGCAGTTCGCCAAGTCGGGCGTCCCACACCTCGTGAGCTGGCGCTGCCTCGTCTGCGGCGGGCTGGTGACGCCAGACGGCCCGTTCGTCTGCCCGCAATACCTCCCGGCCGCTGACGGCGTGTGCCAGACCTGCGAGGACGAGGCGCCCGCGCACACGTTCGCCGCCCGCGCACTGGGCGAGGGGCTGCCGGCGGGCGTGACCGAGGATCGCTGTCATCTCTGCGGCACGCTGATCGGCGTGGGCGCCCCGGCGCTGCACGTTGGCGTGTGTGAGCCCTGCACGCGCTACGCGGCGAGGCCGGTGTGATGCCGCCCCGCCGCCACCGCCCGCGCCGCCCATCTTCCTCTCCCGCCTACCCGCGCCGCGAGTTCCTGTTCGCGCCCGGCGAGCTAGCGGCGCTGCGCTGCGCGTGCGGTTGTGCCGTCGTGGCCTCTGAGCCGGAGCTGAACGACCTGGGCGAGCTGCTGCAGTTCGGCTTCTGCCCGCTGTGCAGTCTGGCCCGGGCCGACGCCGGGCAGCCCTGCCTCTGGGTGCCCGAGGCCGCCCGCCACCTGCGGCGGCGGTCGTCCGAGTAAGACAGTTCCGCCTCTCACGTTCCCGATCGCTGACCCAGATGGAGACTCCCCGATGACACGCGCCCTGACCCTGACCCTGACCCTCGCCCTGACCCTCGCCGCCTCCCTCGCCGCCCCGCTGGCGGCGCAGTCCGCCGCGCCCGTCACCTTCAAGGACGACGTGCGGCAGTACCTCATGCGCGGCGAGGACACCGACCGCCGGGATGTCAGCCTGATCTTCGACGCGGCGCACCTGGTCGTGCAGCCGCGCAAGGGCGACCCGACGATCATCCTCTACGCGAACATCACGACGATCACCTATGACCGCCGCGCGAAGGTCCGCAAGATGAACCCGCGCATGGGCGCCGCGCTCGATCACTTCCTCACCGTGCAGTTCAAGGACGCGAGCGGGCGGGGCGACTTCGTCGAGGTGGAGATGGAGAAGGGCGTGGCCCCGCGCATCGTGGCGATCATCGAGGCGCGGTCCGGCAAGCCGGTGGCGCGGGCGGTCGGCGGCTAGTCCCGCCGCCGGAGGGGTGAACCGATGCCGACCGACCCTAATCCCGAGCCTGATCCCGAGCGCGCCGCCTTCGAGGCCTGGATCACCGCGCCGCCCATCGAGGCGCAAGTGGGGCGGCGCGGCCCGGACGACCCCAGCTGGCCGGGCCAGTACTTCAGCTACGCCGTGCAGCTGGCGTGGGAAGCGTGGCAAGCGGCCGGGCGCTGGATCCCGGACGAGCCCACGCGCCTCTGTCAGAACACGCTGTGCGCCTCGCCCGTGTTCGTCCCCACCCACCACAAGCAGCTCTACTGTTCGCCCAGCTGCGCGGCGGCGGGCCTGCGGGCCTACCATCGGCGACGGTGGCACGAGCACCAGCAGGCGCGGCGGCAGGCAGCCGAGCCGCGCCACGGCGAGCCCGGGGCGCCGTCCCGAGGCGATGACGAGGGATCTGCGTGACCGCCCGCCTCACCACTCCCGCCCGGGCCGAGCACGACTGAGCGAGCCGCAGGCGAGCGAGGGAGGCGAGGCGTGCTACCGTCCCAGCCGTACGTACCTACCCTCAGCTGTACTGGGCCTCGGTGCAGTCCCGCCCCGCGCCCGTACGTGGGAGGAGCCCATGCCTGACCTGCCCCGGATGCCGCCCGGCCGGCGGCTGTTCGCCCGCATCGACCGCTTCGAGTGCGCCTGCCCGGCCTGCGGGCAGCTGATCTTCGCGGACCTGGACCGCAAGCACCTGCCCAAGCGCATGAGTGACGTCAGCCGCGCGCGCGCCGCCGCCAAGCAGCGCCCGACGTGCGAGTCGGTGAGCAAGCTGTTCTGGAACCCGCACACCCAGCGGCTGTGCTGCCCCTGGTGCGGGCGCATCTACACGGTGGGCGTGGTCATCTACCCGGTGCAGCACCGGGGCCGGCGCGTGACCACGGCGGCCCCCGACATCGTGCCCACCCCGGAGGAAGTCGCCGAGATGCGCCGGCTGGGCGGCGGCTGGTTCGTGACCGGCGGCAAGGCGGCCGGCGCGTACGCGAACCTGCACGTCACGGACGAGTGCCGGTGCCCGCACCTGGGCACCGCCCCGAGCTGCCCGCTCCACGGCGAGGAGGTGCTGGGCCGGCCGGTGCCGGTGAAGCTGCCCCGCTCCCCGTATGCGTCCGAGTACGTGCGGGCGGCTGAGGCGGAGAAAGCGGCGGCGAAGGGGGGCGAAAGTGAGTGAGCCTGGCTGACGGGGGCCTGTCCCGTCAGGGCACCCCCGGCACACCCCCCTGTTTTGTGTCCCTTCGCCACTTAAGCCCTGCGGGGCAAAGGACTTAGGTAAAGACAGACCCCATGTCCTGAGCTGTCCCGAAGTACCCGATCAGGGGGGAGTTAGGGACGTACAAGGGACACTGTCCCAAGTTATGTCCCTGTATTAACTCTATGTACATACAGGGGTAACAGCCCATCAGAGACAGCGGGAGGGGGTATATATGGGGGCTCCCCCTCCCGCTGTAGGCGAAAGCTAGTGCAGGATCAGCGCGTGCATCCGCCGGTACGTGCCCCGGCGGACCTTCTCCACCTTGCCGTCGGCCACCAGCTGGTTGAGCGCGCGGTGGACGGTCTTGAGGGTCAGGGGCACCGCCAGGGCGAGCGTGCCCAGCTCGCCGGCCGTGATCTCGCTGCCGTCGGCGGGGAAGTAGGCCAGGATCTGGCCGGCGCTGCCCTGGTCGGTCCCATCGGCCAGCGCGAAGATGCCCACCTCGTTGCGCTCCAGCAGGAACGTCTCGGGCGGGGCCAGGTGCGACGCCCACATGAACGTGTAGAACCGCTGGCCCGTCTCCTCGGGGCTGGCGAGGACGAGCTGCGTGTCGGAGAAGCCGAGCAGCGCGGTCGAGCCCAGGATCTGATCCTGCAGCCGGTGGTAGCGGTCCTTCGGGTCCGCCTTCAGCTTGCTGCTGTGCGCCGTGGCGATGAGCGTGAGCCCCCGCGCGCGCAGGATGGCGCGGATCTCGTGGCAGGCGACCGCGCACCCGTCGTAGTCGAGCAGGTTGCCGCCGAGGAACAGCCCCATCGGGTCGCCGAAGAGCAGCGATCCCGGCGGCAGCTTCAGCTTGTCGATGAACTCCGCCAGGAGCGCCGTGCGTTCGTGCTTCTTCCGCAGGCAGCGGGGGTCGAACTTCGCATCATCGGGCATCGAGTAGCACTTGATGTCGGGGAACCCCGCGCGCTGGAACCACACCTTCCCACCGCGCTCCCAGCCCCGGTCGGCGTTGATGATCCCGATGTCGGCGACCGGGTTCGGCTGGTGGCCGAAGAGCGGCGTCTGGTCGCGGAAGGCCTTGGCGATGGTCGCCAGCAGCGCCGTCTTTCCCAGCCCAGGCGCCCCGGAGAGGAGCGACACGCTGCCGTAGGGAATGATGTTCGGCAGCAGGTCGAGCGGGCCTGCAGCGGGCGCAGCTGCCGGCACGGGGGTGGGGATTGACAGGGTAGCCGGAGCTAGTTCATCCTTGTGCTTCATCGTTCTGTCCTTGGTCGGGTTAAGGGGGGCGGTACCGGATCTTCTTGCTCGGGAAGATCAGCGTCGGTACCGCCCCCTTCGTGGCGTACGGCCTGCCTGAGCCGGGCAGGAAAGCGCCCCTTGTATCCCTCTCGCCTAGCCCAGATCAAGATCCTCCCAGCCCGTAGCGGTCGGTCCGCCGGCACCCCCAACATAGGCGGCTGCGCGCAGCTGCAGGCAGCGGTGTTTGTCATCAAATTGGTTGACGCCGTGTCATCACTCAACTACGCTGCCCCCCGTAGCACAGGCTCCCCGGTGCTACCCACCACCACCACGACCACGACCACGGGACAGGAGCACCGCCCATATGAACCTCTCGACACGCATCCTCGGTTCCACCGCCGTCAAACAGCTCCAGGCGTCGAGCAGCGCCTGGGTGCTCGTGGTCGGCCACGACCGCCTGACGCGCGGGCAGCTGGCGGCCGTCGGCTGTTATAACTTCCACGCGGCGCGGCTCCTCAGCGCGCAGCTCGCCGCGCTGCCCGTCAAGAGCCTGGCCGACCTGTTCGCGCACTACGCGCCGAGCGCCGTGGCGCTGCCGTCAGTCGGCGTGATCAGCCTGGCGGTGCTGGGCGCGGCGTTCGAGGCCAAGGGCATCGGCGGCGAGACGCCGCTGGAGAGCTGGGCGCAGAAGTGGGCGCCGCCTGAGACGGCGATGGTCACCTTCCACACGATGAAGCGCCGCGAGCTGGCCGAGGTGGCGAAGGAACGCAAGCACCGACGCAAGCGGCACGCGGCTTAACCGACGGAGACGACGACGATGGCGATGATGACGATTGTAGAGAAGCTGCGCGCGAAGGCGGCGGCGCTGGACATTCAGGCCGAGGCGTTCCGCCTCACGGCGACGGTGCTGGAACAGGAGCTGCGCGAGGAGAAGCGCGGCGCCGTGAGCCGCACGCTCACCGGCGCGGTGGCGCTGAGAAAGGCGCAGAAGAACGGCCACGCGGTGGTCGAGGCGCCGCCGGCGTCGGGGAAGTGGGCGAAGCGCACCGCGGCTCGCACCGCCAAGCGTGAGCAGGTGCTGGCCATCATCCAGGCCTACGGGAAGCCGATGCCGATCGCGAAGCTCCGCGCAGCCGCCCGCGCCCAGGGGATCGACTCGCTCACCGGGATCGTGTCGTACGTGCGGGGCGGCTTGCTGCGCGTGTCAGGCCAGAAGGGCCAGACGCGCTACCGGGTCGTGGAGCAGCGCGAGGGCGACTAGCCCGAGGTCACGACAGATACAGAGGATCCTGCGGGCCGACCGGCCCGTGGTGATCGTCTGTCACGTGGCGACGTCCAGCTCCAGCTCGACGCGGTCAGCCAGCCCTTCGCACACCGCCAGCAGATTGATGCCGTCCAGGGGGTAGTTGGTGATCAGCGCCCGCATCCGCTGACACAGCAGGTTCATCCGCGCGTCGACCGTCTGCCCGCTTCTTCGGCGCTCGGTGACGGCGGTCGTGCGGATCTGGCGCAGGCGCGCTTCGCCCATCGCGCTCAGTGAAGGCCGTGAAGGCCGCTGCAACACGAGCGTCGATGCGCGCGTCGCTGGCGGCGAGTTGAGCGCGGAGGAGGGCGTCGAGGAGGGTGCGGAGGAGCACAGTTTCTTCGCGACTGCCTTCAACGGCGGCGGAGGACATGAAGATTGCGGGCGACGACGAGGCGGCATCCAGGACTCCCTTTCCAGCGTGCGCAGCTTGCCCAACGTGCCCAACGTGCCCGACTTGCTGTTCCAGGTCCGCGATCAGGACGCTGAGGGATACCCCGAACACCCCCGCCAGGCGTTCGTAGTAGTCCAACGCCGCCGCCCGCCGTTTCTCTGCCAGGAGATAACTCACCGCGCCCTGGGTCACCCCCAGCCGCTTGGCGAAGTCCCGCTGTGACCACCGCTCCCGTTTCAACAGCTGCCGGATACGCTCGTTCAGTGCTTGCGACAACGTGAGAGGGGGAGCTGCTGCCGTCGTCGTCGTCGATCGGTCGGAGTGTGCCATCCAGGCTCCGAGGTGTTGAGTGCCGCAGTCGTGTTCGCCCGCACCATATCACTACCAGTCATCATCGCGCAAGATGGCATCCCGTCATCAGCGGGTGCTAAGTCGTGGGCGTGTGTGCGGTTACGCCACCCGCCACGAGATGTCGTGGGTGCTCCCGCAATTTTCTGTAAATACCCGCTTGACAGCTGGCGAGGCGCGCGTGTAGAGTCTCGCCTTCCTGATAACACACGTCATCACCCAGCCATGACAAAGTTCATCACGCCCGCCGCCCGCCGCTCGCCCGTGCGCAGCCTGCGTGCGTTCCTCCAAGGACCGCCGGCCGTGAGCCAGCGCGCCCTGGCCGCGGCGGTCGGGTGCAACCAGTCGATGATCTCGATGCTGGCCAAGGGCAAGCGGGCGCCGTCGGCGCGCCTGGCGGTGAAGCTGCACGCGGTGACCGGCGTCCCGCTCCAGACGCTCCTGGCCCAGCGGCTGCCGGCGAACCCCAAACACAAACGCCCCAGGGCCCCGGCCCGCGGCGATCCAGCGCTCGGCAGTAGCACGCCCTGATCCACCACGACTGACCACGTCAACGGGAGGCGACTATGACGACCACTCCGCCACCGACGACGACGACGACGACGCCCACGCCTATCGCCCCCCTGCTCTGGTTCACCGATCGATCCCGGTTCAAGCTCGGCACCTCGCGCTGTGCCCGCGCCCGCTATCTCAGCTACCACAGTGGGAACAGCTACGGCATGACGCTCAGGAAGCACGCCCTGCCGCTGGTCACCGGCATCTACGTCCACCGGGTGTTAGAAGCCTATGCATCGATCCTGAAGCAGCACGACCGCGTGCCGACGCTCGAAGAAACGCGCGGGATCATCGCCAGCCTGGTCGCCGAGTATGTCGCGCAGGTCGACGCGCGCGGCTACCGGGGGATCCTCGGCGGGCCCGACACCGAAGAGACGATCGCCGAGCAGGCCGCCCTGATCAGCGGACTGGCCTGGGCGCTGCGGCTGAAGTTCCTGCCCTGGCTGCACGCGAACTACCAGGTGGTCGCGGTCGAAGAGGAGCGACTCCATCTGCTCGACTGCAGCTGCGGGGCGCCGCCGCTCGATGGGGATGAACACATCCGCCGGGGCTGCGTGGGCAAGGCGATCATGCTCAGGACTGATCTCCTGGCGCAGCGGCGCGGCGGATCGAACCTCGCCTACTTCGAGTGCAAGACGACCGGCTGGGAGAGCGAGGCCTGGGCGGAACAGTGGGAGACGGACGCCCAGCTGGCGCTGGGCACGGTGGATGCGGAGAAGAAGTGGGGCGCTGAAGTCACCGAGCTGTACATCGTCGGCCTGAACAAAGGGCGGCGCGTGCGGGATCGGTACGGCGACAGCAGCGACACCCGGAAGAAGCAGTCCTCGCCGCTCTGCTACGGCTACAAGCGTGAGGGCAACCCGCCGCTGGCGACTGACGACTGGCTCCCCACCTACGAGTGGGTCAACGAGCACGGCGAGACGAAGCGCGCCAGCCGGGCGCATAAGCGGGCCCTGGTCACCACGCTGGCTGAGAGCGACTGGCCCGTGTGGAAGGCGTATCAAGCGAGCAACCCGGGGCTGACACCTGAAGAGTTCTGGGTGCGGTTCCTGCCCGAGTCGGTGCTCGACAAGGTGTGCTTCATCCTCGGGCCGATGAACCGCCAGGACCAGCAGCTGCAGGGCCTGCTCAGAGGGTTCCTCGGCGAAGAGCGCCGCTGGCAGGAGGTGCTCTGGACGCTCTATGAGCTGCAGGCGGCGGGGCACGGCTGGGCGAGCGAGACCTTCCAGGCGCGCCTCGATGAGCTGGTCCCCTGCAGCTGGGCGTGCCGGCCGTTCGGGAAAGAGCATCAGTGTGAGTTCGTCCCGGTCTGCCACCGGCACGAAGGCTGGCAAGACCCACTCGGCACGGGGCACTACCAGCCCCGCCTGCCGCACCACGACCCGGAACTACATCAGGCGATTGCGCGCGGGCTGCTCCCCGCCGAAGCGGACGTCGTCGACGAGGAGGAGTGAGATGACCGAGCTACCCACGAATGAGTATGCCGCCATCCCGCCGTACCTGATGGAGGCGCTGCAGCGGTACATCGCGCACGGCTACGCGCCGGGGAACTTCCTGCTCGCCGTGCTGCGCAATGACCTGAAGGCGGCGGTGGCCCACGCCGACCTGGCCAACCAGGCGATCTTGCCGGTCTATGTGCGGTTCCTCTACAACCGGGCCCCCTGGGCCTGCTGGGGCTCGCCGGCCCATGTCACCGCGTGGGTCGAGGCCCGGCAGGCCGAGCGGACGCCCGTCACACAAGAGGAGAACTAGCCATGCTGGTCGCGCGCGTGCTCACCCACGACAACCGCAACATCCTGCTGCTCGGGCTCTCGGCGGAGAACCGCCGGCGGCTGGTGCTGGGCAGTCCGATCGAACTGAACCTCGGCGAGCTGGACGGCACGACCAAGCTGGTCATCTTCGCCGGCGAGACCGAGGACACGATGCAGGCCGAGCTGATCTCGTTGATTGGCGCCAACAGCACGGTCAGCAGCTACCGCTCGCGCTCGGAGGTGCAGTGATGTCGCCCGTCGGCGGCAGCCGGCACTACGACGGCGGGGGCCTCGGGATGGAGGCCGGCTGGAACTGCCCCAGCTGCGGCAACGAGAACGGCGGGCCGATTGCGCAGGGCTGTGTGGTGTGTGGCGCCGGGAAGCCGGGCCGCCACATCGGGCGGGAGCAGAGCGTGCCGCCCGAGCCAGCCGCCCCGCCGCCCCCTGCGCCGCCACCCGTTGACCAGGAGCAGCTCGGCGTCTTCGATCGCTGGGCGCTCAGCCACCAGGAGGCCACGCTCGAAGAGGCCTTCACGGCCGGCTACATCGAAGGGGTGCGCGCGATGCGGCGCGAACAACTAGCGCAGCGGCCGCGCGCGACCGAAGGACCGCTCGACCCGGAGAGCAAGATCGCCCGCACCATCGTCGCCGCGCTCGGCTACTTCACCGATCAGATCCTCAGCCAGGCGCCACCGGAAGTCGCCAGCGGCGAGTGGTGCAGCGTCGAGGAAGTGCGGAACCTCATTCACCAGCTCACCACGACAGGAGAAGTCGCTCATGCCTGACCAGGCCGCCAGCCCCGCTAGCCCCGCGCGTCGGATCTTCACCGCCACACTCATCCTCGGCGTCCCGGGCGCCGGCAAGACGTCGCTGCTCGCCAGCTTCGCGCGCTACCTCTGGGACAGCCACCAGCGCGTGCTGCTCCTGTACAGCTGGGACGGCGGGGCGATCCCGACCGACCTGCAGAAGCTGATGAAGCAGGGGCTCATTCGCTTCTGGCGCTGCCGCACCAGGTCAGCCGAAGGGCTGGCGATCGAGACGCTCTACCAGGCGACCAAGGGCTACTGGCCGCGTGAGATCAACAACGTCACCGGCGAGACCTCGCCAGGCGTCGACCTGGTGCCGCCGGTCACGACGCTCTACACGCTCAGCTGCCGGAAGACCGGCGAGCTGCTGGCGACGCTGCCCACGCGGGGGGTCATCACGCCGACCTACTGCGCGGCGTGCAAGACGCTGCACCCGCAGGGGGAGCTGAACGTCGCCGAGACGGTCAAGCGCACGCCGGGCTTCGAGATGGTCGGCGGGGTGGCGTTCGATGGACTGACCAGCATGACGAACGAGGTGCTGAGCTTCATGGATCACGCACGCGGCGCCGGCCAGGTGGGCGGCGAGAAGAGTGCGTTTGGCGGCGTGGTGATCTCGGGGAGTGTGAAGCTCGGCGGCACCAACCGCGCGGACATCGGGCTCGGCCAGTCACGCGGCCGGGAGTTCGTCAATAACTCCTTGAGTATCCCGCACCTGGTCGAGGGCCCGGTCTTCACGGGATTGAGTATGGAAGCGACCGACGAAGGCGGGCTGCCGATCGTAGGCTGCAAGCTGCCGGGACGCGCCGCGACCGACGAAGCGAGCAGCTGGTTCGGCAATGTGTATGAGATGGGCAAGACGACCGACGAGGCGGGCAAGGAACACTTCACGCTGTTCCTCCGCCCCTTCACCGATGCGCAGAACCGGCGCCACCTGCTGAAGACGAGCAGCTCGCCCACCGGGCTGCCGGATATGCTCATCGACCCGATCGGTCAGCCGTGGGCGCAGGCCAACCTGGGCCTGGTGTTCTCGCTGCTCGATCAGGATCTGCAGAAGGCGCTGGCCGAGGATATTCCCGGCGCGCCGGGCCTCTCGCAGACGCCGAGCCGCTACGGCGAGACGTTCTCGGTGACGCCGAGTGCGGCGGCCCCGGCGGCTGCTGCAACGGCGGCGGCGGCTGCGCCAGCCACGCTGCCTGGGCTCACGCCCCCAGCGCCAGGCGCGATGCCCGCGCCGCCCTCGGCCTCGGCGCCTCCGGTCGCCACGGCGCGGAAGCGTCCGCAGCCGGCAGCGGCCTCAGCGGTCGCGGTCGCCGAACCGCCGCCGACACCGCCCGAGCCGGTGGCCAGTGGACTCGGCGTGCCGCCTCCCGGGATGCGGCCGCCAGCGAAGCTGCTCAGCAGCTGAGCGCGTGACAGGCCGGAGAGACGGCCACTTCGATCTCCGACGACGACTCCGACGACGACGACGGCGCGACCCCTCAGCACACCCGTGCTGCGGATACCCGTTCATCGTTTCGGAGGTGCATCGTGGGCAAGAGTATTCAGGAACTCGCAGGCGAGCTGAAGGATGAGGTACTCCCGACCAGCGGGCAGGATCTCGACGATCTCCCGACTTTCGGATCGTTCACGCCGCCACCGCCCCCCGGGGCGTACCGCTTCCAGCTGCCGGCCGATCTCTCGTCGATCTGGGATCTGTTCGACACGCCGGAGAAGACGCCGCCCCAGCGGGTCAAGGCCTCGTTCGACCGCGACCACCCGCTGCTGATCGTGCAGTCGCCGGGGGGCAAGAGCAACAACGAGCCGTTCGAGACGCGGCTGACGAACAACGAGCGGAAGCGCGGCAAGGGCGGCGAGGTGACCGCCAGCGACATGGACTACCTGCTGCGCGCGCTCGGCGAGAAGACCAAGCCGAAGAGCAACCGGGAGTACATCCAGGTCGTCCAGCGGCACGCGGGCAAGCAGTTCGGGGGCGACCTCCGCTACAGCTGGCGCTGCAGCAAGGACCGCGACATCCGCGCCCGGGACGGCGCGGGCGCGGTCCAGGTCATCGAGGGCAAGAAGGGCTGCGGGGAAGCCTACTACCAGGAGGACGTGCCGAAGGACGCCACGGGCCAGGTGCCCTACGAGGTGACCTGCAGCAACTGCGGCGCGCTGCTGCGGGCGTTCGCCAACCTCGACAACCTGCGCGGGTGAGGGGGCAGGGCCATGAGCGACCTTCACGAGAAATTCGAGGAGTCGCAGCTGGAGCTGTTCGACGCCGAGCGGCGCCAGCGGGCGGGGGAGCCGCTGGCGATCACGCTCGACGAGTCGGCGATGCCGCCGCCGGTGACGGCGGGGCCGGGGGCGAGGAAGCCGCCGACCCGCGCGGAGCTGACGGCGTGGGCGGAGGAGAACGAGTTCGAGCTCATCTTCTTCGACCCACCGGAGCACTTCGACCACGCGATCCTCGGGCTGGTTCACGGGTTCGGCCAGGAGTTCGCGGTGCTCTACGACGAGGACAAGGTGCTCGAAGCGATGGCGGCCGACGGTGCGGATGCCGACGATGTCGCCGACTGGTTCGGGTTCAACACGATCGGGGCGCACCTCGGCGACGCGACGCCCCGCTTTCTCACCCGCCCCTGGGAGCCGGGGGCCGAGGAGACCAAGGAGACGACTGATGTCGAAGAAACGTGATCCGGTGATCGCGGTCCTCAAGTACTTCCAGGAGGCCGAGCTGCCGCTGGCGCAGCAGGCGCTGAGCCTGGTGCAGCAGACGCTGCGGGCTCGGGCGGCGGAGACGGCGCGGCCGCGGGCGGTGCCGAAGAAGGCGGGCACGCCGACGCCACCGATGGCGAGCGGCAGCCAGGGGGCGTAGGACGGTGGGTAGGGGGTGGGCTCACTTGCATATGGATGTGCAAGTGGGCCCGGGGGAGGCCACGACGATGATGACCATGACAACGACCGCGACAACGACCGCAGGACTTCAGAGGGAGGCGACCGTGGGCAGCAAGCAACCGAAGACCGACGCCGCAGAGAGCACGCTCAGCACCGGGCACGCGCGCGGCACCGTCCAGCACATCTATCCCGAGCGCGGGTTCGGGTTCATCCGGTGTACCGAGGGCGCCGCAGGCGACGTCGGCAAGGACTTCTTCTTTCACACCACCGGCCTCATCGACGTCGAGCTCGCCGAGCTGCTGCCGGGGATCCTCGTCGAGTTCGAGCCGCGGCAGGTGCCACGGGGCAAGCGGGCGGAGCGTGTCTCCCTGGCGCGTTAGCGAGGAGGGCGAGATGACGATCAGCGAAGCCGTCGTCCAGCTGCAGACGCTTCTGAAGAAGCACGGCGACGTGGACGTGTACTTCGACTGCCCGTTCTGCGACCGGTCCTATGCGCCGAACGTGGTCAAGCCGGTAGCCGTTCACCTCAGCTCTGGGCAAGGGAAGTTCGGGGCGAAGGCGGAGCAGCCATGATCCGCCAACGCACCCCCACCGATCGCACCCTCCGCTTCGGCGATGACCTGGTCGACGAGGCGATCAAGGAGGCCGTCGACGACATGACCGACGCGGCGCAGATGGCGATGTTCGACGAGGCGCTGGCACGGGAGGCGCGGCACGACGCGATCGTCGACGCCCGCGCCGCCACCGCCGCTGCGACGCCCGAGCCTCTGCCGCCGGAGACCACCGACCCGATCCGCGCCACGCTCCGCCAGCCGTTCTCCTGCCTGCTGGGCGCGGCCGGCAGCGGCAAGACCTTCTACACCAAGGCCTGGGCCGAGGAGGAGCGCGGGCTGCTGCTCTGCGCCACCACCGGCATCGCGGCGATCAACCTCGGCGGCGAGACGATCAACGCGGTCCTCGGGTACTTCGACACGGCCAGCCTGCAGGAGAGCTACCTCAACGGCTTCCTCAGCGCGAAGCTCGGCAAGCTCTGGAAGATGGGCGTGCGCCGGCTGGTGCTCGACGAGGTGTCGATGCTTGCCGGCGATCAGCTCGACTTCATCGTGAAGGCGATCGAGGAGGTCAACAGCCGGCTATGTGCTGTCGACCAAGAAGGACAAGGACGCTGATGAGGGTGAGAGCGGGCCGCCAGCGATGGGCCTGACGCTGGTCGGGGACTTCTGCCAGCTGTCGCCGGTGAAGGCGACCTATGCGTTTGAGGCGAGCGAGTGGGGGCGGTTCCAGGCCAACACGATCACCCTCACCGAGATCCGCCGGCAGTCCGATCCCGAGTTCATCGCGATGCTGCGCGCGGCCCGCGCGGGCCAGGGGGAGCAGGTCGCCGACTACTTCCTCGCACGCAACGCCATCGCGACTGAGACCGACGACCACTTCGAGGGGCCGACCATCCACGCGAAGAACGAGAGCGTCGACCGCTACAACGCGCTGCGGCTCTCGCGGCTGCCGGGCGCGCCGGTGACCTTCAGCTCCTCCCGCTGGGGCAAGCAGCGCAGCGAGTGGGGCAATCCCGACAAGCCGCCGTCGACCTGGGGCATCCCCCAGGAGCTGCCGCTCAAGCAAGGGGCGCTGGTGATGATCCTCGCCAACCGCCGCGAGGCCGGCGCGCTCACCTATGTGAACGGCGACCTCGGCACGCTGGAAGACGTCGGCGACGACTACGTCGTGGACGGCAAGGGGCACGAGCGGCGGGTGCGGGGGGCCTACGTGCGGCTGCAGCGGACGGGCCTGGTCGAGTTTGTGATCCCGGTGTCGCGGAAGGTGAAGCTGCCGGCCGATAGCACGCGGCGGAAGGAGCTGCGCGCGGCGGGGCACGAGGACCGCATCGAGGAGCGGTGGGAGATTGCCGGCGAGATCACCTACATGCCGTTGAGAATTGCATATGCAAGTACGGTTCATAAGAGCCAGGGGCTGAGCCTGGATAAGGTGCAGGTCAACGTCCGGGACGCCTTCTTCAAGTCGCCCGGGATGATGTATGTCGCGCTGAGCCGCAGTCGCACCGCGGCGGGGCTGCGGCTGGTGGGGAGCCGGGCGGCGATCATCGAGCGGTGTACGACCGATCCGCGGCTGAAGGCGTGGCTGTGATCGACCTGAAGGTGGCGGTGTCGTTCACACGCGGCCAGCGGATCTGGCTCAGCGAACGCCAGCAACCCTTCGGCTGCCTGATCGGCGACTACCGTTACGGGATCAATCGGGCGCGCGGCTACCGGCCGCGCGTCATTCAGGATCACTTCGCAATCCTGGGAAACGACCGCGGCGGCGGCCTGGTGGAGACCGCCGTGGCCGTCGCGGCGAATGTCTGCCCGATGATCCAGTTCGACAGCTACTACCACTACAACCTGCGGCTGCCGAGCGGCGATCTCCTCAACGTCGTGTGGGACCACCCCCACGGCGTCATCAAGCTGGACTGCGCGCGGGAAGCGGCGCGCGTGAAGGCGAAGAAGGAGGCTCCCGACCTCTACCTCGTGCTGACCGGCGACGGCGTGCCGACCACGCGCGGCTGGCTGGTCTTCACCGTCGCCGGCTGGACGACCCACGCGGAGGTGCTCGCCTCGCCGATCGAGGATCTGGGCCACGGGCCGTGTTACCAGTGCGTCACGCTCCATCCCACGCTGGAGATCCTCGCGCCCGTGCGCGGTCAGGGCTACCGCGAAGGGCCGGTGCCCGGCTGCTTCGACTTCGAGTCGCCCGATGTGGCCGGGGCGTGATGCATAGGTATGTCCACCCTGGCCCTCTCCCGCACCTGCAACCTCCGGGACTTCCCCGGGTGCCTGAGCGTGGCGCAGTGGCAGCAGCGGCTGGCCGAGGCGGCCTGGGCCCGCTGGGTGGAGGCGACCCACCTGCGCGTCCGCGACGGCGGCCTGGTCGTGAACTACTCGGAGGTGCTCTTCCAGGCGCCGGGGCCGACCGCGACCTACTGGTACCCGGGGGAAGCGCAGCTGGTCGACGGGCAGCAGGGCGGCGTGCCGGCGGTCTACGGGCTGTGCGTGCTCGACCGCGTGGAGGCGCCCGTGCGGTTCCTCCACCAGGCGGCGGAGATCCTCCGGCCCGAGGGGCTGCTGGTGTTGACGTTCGCCTACTGGGCCGCCGAGGGCCGGGATACGGCGAGCGGGCGCGGCGAGCGGCGGCGGATCTACTCGGCGCACAGCTACCAGCGGCTGATCCGGGATGCGCGGAAGGTGGGGTTCAAGCACTTCGGCGGGGTGGACTGGACGTACCACGGCGACTGGCTGGACGACCACTCGCTGGCGAGTCTGGTGCTGACGAAACGCGGGAGCGGAGGAGGGGGCGATGGCAGCGGCAGCGGCAGCGCAAGCGACTGAGCCGATCTGTCTCGACTGCGGGAAGGCGCCCGGGCGGGTGGCGGTGATCGTGACCACGACGCCCGAGCCGGTGCGGGGCGCGGTGTGCCGGCGGTGCTTTCGGATCAACTGGCAGGGGTGGGGAGTGACGGAGGGACGCTGAATGGAGATCGAGATCGGCGCACGGTTGTTGACGGCGATCCTGGCGGTGGTGCTCTCGGCGGTGATCGAGCGCTGGTGGCACTACGCGCTGAGCCGGCGGCGCTAGCAGACGCTAGGCTAGACATCGCTAGACACTCGGTGATATTGTCGGATACATGACAACACCGACACGCAAGTCGAAGCCGGCGAGTGCCCCGGGCAAGCGCCAACTGAACGTTCACATCACGCTGGAGACGAGCGACCTGCTCAAGGCGATCTTGGACAGGGACGGCGTCCCCTACAGTGCCCAGGTCGACCGCGCGGTCGCGCTCTGGGCGAAAGAGAAGGGCATCGAGGCCTCCCATGTCACAGCTACCAGGACGGGTGCGTAGCCATGACGACGACGACGACGACGGACGCACGGACTACCTCGACCTCGACGAGCTCGCCCGCTACAGCCGCCTCTCGGTGCGGACGCTGCAGCGCCATCTCAAGCGCACCGACGATCACCAGCTGCCGCACTGGCAGGTCTGCATCCCGGGGAAGAAGAAGGGCCGCGTGCTGGTCAGCAAGCGCGCGTTCGATCGGTGGATCGAGCACTTCCGTGTCGGCGCGCCAGTGGCAGCCGACCCCGACGACGTCAGCTGGATCAAGTCGCGCAAGACGTCGCACTAGGAGGTCGCGATGAGCGCGCGTGTCATCGGCGTCACGGTGCGCCACGAGCCCAAGCGGGCGCTGCCCTGGGGACTGTACGTCGACGCGCGCATCGGCGGCGAGCGGGTGAGCGGCACGAAGTTCTTCGCCACCGAGGCGGAGGCCGAAGCGCAGTACCCGGTGGCGGCGGCCGACATCACCCGGCGGCGCACGCAGGCCGAGCAGCAGGCGGCGCTGCAGAAGGCGCTCAACGTCCCGGTGCTGCCCGAGGCCCCCAGGGGCAAGGTGCTCTTCGAGACGCTCACCACCAAGTGGCTCGACGAGTACGTCAAGGAGTCGTTCACCGCGGCGACGTACCGGAACTACAAGGGGCTGCTCGATCGCTACCTGCTGCCGATCATGCGCAGCTGGCCGGTCGACGATCGGACGATGGAGAAGACGCGGATCAAGTTCGTGCTCCGCGAGCAGCTGTACAAGGCAGGCGTGCCGCTGCCGACGCGCCGCGCGTGTCAGCGCTGCCTGAGCGCCTGCTTCAACTGGATCGAGAGCGAGCTGCCGGGCGGCCTCCTCACGCGCAACCCGGCGAGCAAGCTCGGCAAGTTCCTCCGGCAGAAGGACGAGAAGCACGTCATCCTGAAGCCGCAGCCTAACCCCATGACGCGCGTGCAGGTCGAGGCGTTCCTCACCTGGCAGGAGCAGCACTATCCCGAGCTGGCGGATCTGTTCCTGTGGCTGGCCGACGAAGGCTCGCGCATCGGTGAGGTGTGCGCGCTGAAGTGGGCGCACCTGAAGCTCGACACCCTCGATCGCGGCAAGGCGAACATCGTCGAGGCGTTCTCCTCGGCGACGCGCTGGCAGGAGCGGCAGGACGGCGACGAGCGCGGGCTCGGCGAGAAGGACACGAAGACGCACCGCACCGATCAGTGGATCGATCTCACCCGGCGCGTGGTCGTGCGGATGCGCGCGCGGAAGGCGGCGAACCTCGAAGCGTGGATGGCGCGCGGCCGGTACGGCAAGGAACCGGTCCACTGCTTCCTGACGCGCGACCTGCTGCCGCGCCGCCCCGACAAGAAACTCTACCGGGCGTTCCGCGAAGGCTGCGACGCGCTGCAGCTCCGAGGCGAGACCGGCAAGCCGTTCACGATCCACTGCCTGCGGGACACGTTCGCGAGCCTCGCGCTGCTCGAAGGCAAGGCGCTGGGCGAGGTGTCGATGATGCTCGGGCACGCGAATGTGAAGACGACGCAGGACCACTACGTGAAGTGGCTGCGGCTGGCCGACCGGAACATCTTCGACGTGGCGAAGGGCGGCGAGGAATGAGCCTGCGGAGGAGTGGAGCCGACGACCAGGATCGAACTGGTGACCCCCGCATTACGAGTGCGGTGCTCTACCAAACTGAGCTACGTCGGCCTGCTTCCAGCTGGCTCCCAACCTCCCAACTGGAAATTGCTAACTACTGCGCCTGCAACGACTTACAAATTCGCCCAACGTCTTACGAATTTGCTCGCCAAACACCGGTATTCCTAGCGTTTTCTGCACGGCCGCCTCCAGCCTCCTGACCTGTCACGAGCTGTCATTACTTGACGTGACGCGAGTAGGAACTGGGGGCCGGCGGTGGGCAAACGCATCGAGGATCTCCGAAAGCTCGACGAGTTAGATCAACTCATTGAGCGCCAGGTGGAAGCCCTGGATCCGAACCAGCACTGGTACCAATTCGTCGGCGTGATCGAGGCGCTGCTCGCGAGCGGCGAGTACGACTGGGCCTTCGGCACGCTCGGCGGCATCCGCGACACGGTGCTGAAGACGCGGCGGGTGAGTGAGGCGCAGCAGCGGGCGGTGGGGAACATCGAGGCGAGCAAGCGCGACGGGCGGGACGACGGCTGGCGCGCGCGGCGGTACGAAGGGCGGCGCTGATGCCGCGCCGGCCGCTCGACCAATATGAAACGCCGCCCCACTATGTGCAGCCGCTGCTCGATCTGATCGGGCCGCTCACCGGGCTCACGGTCTACGAGCCGTGTGTCGGCAAGTGGCACATCGCGCAGTTCCTCACCGGCGCGGGGCACCTCTCGACCAACGATCTCGATCCGCAGTGTGCCGCGACGATCCACGAGGACGCGCGATCGGAGCGCGCCTGGCCGTTCGCGCACGCCGACCCCGATGACGACTTCCGCGTCGACTGGACGATCACCAACCCGCCCTTCAGCGATGAGCTGGTGATCCTGCAGCACGCGCTCGCGAACTCCCGCAACGTCGCCTTCCTCGCCCGGCTGAGCTTCCTCGAACCCACGCTGACACGCGCCGCCTTCTGGGCCGCGCATCCGCCGACCGATCTGATCGTGCTGCCGCGCTACTCGTTCCGGTTGAACGACGCGGGCAAGCGCCAGACCGACAGCGTCACCTGCTGCTGGATTGTGTATCGCGAAGGAGGCCGCCCATGTCTGCGCTTCAGCCCACACCGGTGATCCTGCCGGTCATCTACATCGCGGGTCCGTACCGCGCCCCCACGCCGTGGCAGGTGCTCGCGAATGTCCGCGCCGCGCAGGAGGTCGCGCTCGCCGTGTGGAAGATGGGCGCGGTGGCGCTGTGCCCGCACAGCAACACGGGGTTGTTCGACGGCGAGTGCCCCGATGAGGTCTGGCTGCAGGGGGATCTGGAGCTGCTGCGGCGGAGCGACGCGATCCTGATGATGGGCAAGTGGCAGTACAGCCAGGGCGCGAGCGCGGAGTATCGCGCGGCCCAGCAGCTCGGCCTGCCGATCTTCAACGAGCCGGCCGTGACCGACAGCGAGCTGCACGACTGGATCGTGGAGTGGAAGCGCGCGACGTCGGAGGCGACGTAGTGCTCGCTAAGCCGCCCGCCTGCCGCGGCTGCGCGCTGGAGCAGCGGGGGACCGGCTTCGCGCCGGCCGATGGCCCGTCGGGCAGCTGGCTCTTGCTCGTGGGCGAGTCGCTCGGCGTGGTGGAAGCGATGACCGGCCGCCCGTTCATGGGCGACGCGGGCGGGATGCTCACGCGGTTGCTCAACCTGCTCGGCTGGCAGCGCGATGCGATCCGCATCCACAACACGGTGAGCTGTCACCCGCCGAACGACTGGTTCGACGAGCGCGCGCCCTGGTACTACAACGCGATGGCGCACTGCCCGTACCTGGAGCAGACGCTCGCCGAGCGGCATCCGGTCGTGGTGCCGATGGGGCTGACGGCGCTGCGGCGGGTGATGCACCTGGAGCACAAGAAGAAGATCCTCGTGCAGAACTTCCACGGCGCGGTGATGCGCGACCCGACGGATCGCTTCTGGGTGGTGCCGACCTATCACCCGAGCTTCCTGCAGCGCGGCGCCACGAACATGATCGGCACGGTGCTCTGGGATCTGAAGCGCGCGGAGGCCGCGCGGGACGGCGGGAAGCCGCCGAGTGATCACACGCTGGTGATCGATCCGCCGGTCGAGTGGTTCCGCCGGTGGGTCGATCAGGTGGTCGCGGCACGCCAGCAGGATCCGGGGGCGTACCCGCTGAGCAGCGACGTCGAGACGCCGGATAAGGCGGGCGGCAAGGACGAAGGCGAGATCACGGCGGACGATGTCAGCTACCAGCTGCTGCGGCACAACCTGGCGTGTCACCCCGACGAGGGCATCACCGTGCCGCACGCCGGCCCGTACCTCGATGAGCTGAAGCGGCTGTACGCCAGCCCCGGGCACATCTGGATGTGGAACCGCGAGTACGACTTCGGTCGGCAGGTCCACGCGGGGCTGATGCGCGAGGAGGACTCGGGGAAGGTCGTCGACCTGATGTGGCTCGCGCACTTCCTGCAGAGCGATGTCCCGCGGGGGCTCGGGTTCTGGGCGCCGTTCTACAGCAACTACGGGCCGTGGAAACACCTGGCGGGGGATGAGCCGGAGAAGTACGGCGCGATCGACGGGCTGCAGACGCACCGGGTGGGGTTCGGGGTGGTCGGCGACCTGCAGCAGCAGGGGCAGTACCGGATGGCGCTCAGGCACACGCACACGCTGCTCAGCGAGGTGCTGCGGCCCGCGCAGCTGATTGGCCTGAAGGTCAACCGCGAGCGGCTACTCGTGTTCAGAGATGAGCTGAGCGAGAAGGCGCGGGAGCGGATCCAGGCGCTGCAGGCGTGCGTGCCCGAGCAGCTCGCGCCGCTCACCCCGAAGGCGGGGCTGACGCGCGCGCCGGCGGCTAGCGTGCTCCATGTGAAGGCGTCGGCGTTCACGCGGAGAGGGCTGCCACGGAAGGGCAAGCCGACCGCCGAGGTCAAGCAGGAGCTGTATGCGAAAGCCATCGTCATCGAGAAGCTCGTCCTCCGGGAAGTCCTCGTCTGCACGGGCTGCGGCGCTACAGAGGTCGCTCGCCGCCACCGATGCAGCCCTGCTCCCGCTGCTGCAGCTGCGGCTGGAGCTCCTCGACTTGATCTGGTTGTTGCGACCGTCAAGCGGTGGTACTGGCAGGAGCCCTTCAACCCCGACTCCGTCCCCCAAGTCCTCGCCTACATCAAGTGGCGGAAGCACAAGCCCGGGCGGGCGAAGAAGAGCGCGAGCGCCGAGTCCACCAACCGCGAGACGTTAGAGCGGCTCAGCCGCACGACGCAGGATCCGTTCTACGCGGCGCTGCTGGACTACCGCGCGGTGGGGAAGATCCAGGGCACGTATGTCGACGGCACGTTAAGACGGCTGGACGGCGAGGACCGCCTGCACCCGCAGCCGACGTTCAAGCCGAGCACGATGCGGTTGAGTTACGTGAACCCGAACATCACGAACGTCGTCGCTGATAAGGGCGGGCCGGCGGGGCTGGCCGCAGGCTTCAGGAAGTGCATCGTCGCCAGCCCGGGCTGCCGGCTGCTGGAGGTCGACTTCGCGGCGATCGAAGCGGTCGAGACCGGCTGGTGTGCGCGGGACGCGGAGTACTACCGGCTGGCGAAGCTGGGCGTCCACGCGGCGCTGGTCACCCATGCGATCGGGCTGCCGTACGATCCGGCGGCGAGCGACGAGGAGCTGCGGAAGCTCTTCAAGGCGACCAAGCACAAGTACCCCGAGGTGTACGACCCGGCGAAGCGGTACATCCACGGAAGGAGCTACGGGCTCACCGTGGCTGGGATGGTGCTGCAGTTCCCGCACCTGTTTCCGACCCAGGCGAGCGCCGAGAAGTTCGCGCGCGTGTTCGAGCGGATGGCGCCGGGCGTGTCGAAGTGGCAGACCGAGACGCAGGTCAAGGCGCAGCGGCAGCACTACCTCGGCGGCGCGGGCGACCACCCGTTCGCGTACAAGCACTGGTTCTGGAGCGTCTACAGCTACAAGCGGCTCACCGCGACGCAGTACTACCGGCTGGTGGCGAAGGCGCAGAAGGTCGGGCAGGAGCCGCCGTGCGTGAGCATCAACGGCCAGTGGTTCCGGGTGAGCCTGGGGGAAGACGGCAAGCGGGTGCTGGCGTTCTACCCGCAGTCGATTGCGTCGGGCATCCTGAAGGAAGCGATGCTGCGGCTGTTTGCGGAGCGCGACTCGCCGAGCTACATCGGGAATGTGTACTACGGGCGGACGCCGCTGCGCGCGCCGATCCACGACAGCTTGCTCTTGGAGATCCCGGAGCGGGCGTGGGACCGGACGGTGGAGATCGTCTGTCAGGAGATGCAGCGGCCGGTGATCGAGCAGCCGCTGCCGGGCGGGTGGGGGCGGCCGGCGGGGGAGTGCGTGGCGATCGGGGTGGCGGCCAAGGCGGGGCACGACTGGCAGGCGATGGAGGAAATTGCGGTGCCGGGGTACGAGAGCGAGTGGGTGGCGGAAGCGATGGAAGCCGAGGACGATGAGGACTGGAGCGACCTGGGGCGGGTGCTGGCGTGATGCCTATGCAAGCGGCGGTTGACATGCATATGCAAGTCCGGTAGGATGCCGTGACCCGTGAGCGCGTTCCCACGGGAAGGAGACTGAATATGGCGACCCTCATCCCCGCCGTCGGTGCTGTCCAAGAAGTCCAGCCGGCTGCGGGCACGTCCTTCACCCTCGACGAGCTGCACGCCGTCGTCGGCGGCTACATCGAGATCGTGCGCATCGACGAGACGCGCGTCCTCGTGCTGAACGAGGAAGGCAAGCTGATCGGCTTGCCTGTCAACCCACGGGCCACCGTGGTGGTGCGGCGGCGGCTGGCGGCCGACGACTACATCGCCGGCGACACGATCGTCTGCACGCTCACCGAGCTGGGGGAGGACGCGGATGGCGACGACCTTTAAGAAGCCGACCAAGGCGACACCGAAGAAGCCGGCGCGCCCCTACTCCCTGAAGTACACCGCCGCCGGCACCCCGCGCCGCTACCTGCTGAGCGGCATCCCGGCCGGACTCTGGATCTCGTTCACCGCCCGCGCCAAGCGCGAGCACATCGCCAAGCGGCAGGTGCTGCTGCAGCTGGTCGAGAGCTGGACGCGCCGCAAGGGCGCGGAGGGCTCAGCCGCCCCCCGTCGGGAACAGCGGTAGGCGCGGGAGCGGCGCCCGCTCGCTCAGCCGGCGGAGCGCGAGCTTGATCACCTCCGGCCGGATGTGGGCGAGCGGGTGCCGGCCCGGAGGCAGGCGGCGGAGCGGGACCACCTGGGTGTAGGCGAGGTGGTCCCGGAGCTGGTCGACCATCGGGCGGGGCATGGCAGGTCAGCCCCCGGGGAGGACGTTCGGCAGCCGGCCCATGAAGCGCGTGATCAGGTAGATGACCACCGCGGCGAGCGCCAGGATCTGGAGCGCGGTGGCCCAGTAGGGTGGCATCGGGATCTTGACGGTGATCAGCCAGACGAGGAAGCCGATGAGCGCGAGCACGAGGACGAGGACGACGAGATCCATAGGTATCTCCTCTTAGTAGGGGCTGTCGCGATCGGGAGGCGTGAGCGGCGGGACCGGCGGCGCCGCGGGATCGGGCGCGTTGAACTGGCCGAACTGCGCGGCGGCGGCTGCGCCGGCCAGCGGCGGGAGGAAGCCGTACTTGCGCAGGATGTCGACCCGCGCGTCGTCGAACATCACGTAGTTGCGTGTGCCGGTCCCGGCGCCGCGGGACGCCCCGTCGAGGTAGCTCAAGCCCGGGATGCCGAGCTTGCGCAGCGCCTCAGAAGACCGCTGGTAGCCCACCTCCTGGTTGAGCGGGGCGTCGCCTGGGGCGAAGCCCATCATCCGGTAGGCGTCACTCCCAGGACGGTCGATCGGGTCCGGGACCATCGCCTGCAGCCGCGCGAGCCGATCCGCCTTGAACGGCTTGCCGAAGGCGTCGGTCCCGCGCGCGAGCTGTCGGGCGCGTTCGGCCTTCATGTGCTGGTCGAGGTCGCGGAGGTGCGGCACCACGGCGTTCTGCACCAGGCGGGACTGCTCGGCGATCGGGCGGTCCCAGTTGAGCAGGTGTTGCGGGTCGACGTCGAGGTTGACCTCGTACATCTTGCCGGGCTGTGAGAGCGACGCTGGGTCGACCGTGCGCAGTCGCTTCGCCGCCAGGTCGTACAGGTTCTCGCTGGTGTCCTCGGGCACCATGTAGGCCGAGCGGTAGAACTTCGACTGCTCCTCCATCCGGGCAATCGCGTGCTGCAGCGCCCGCTCCGGCCCCTCGGTGCGCAGGACGTTCGCGTCGACAAACTCCAGCGCCTTGCGCAGCGGATCCGGCGGCGGTTCCTTGTTGACGAGGATGCCGCGTGCGAGCCGGTTGCGATAGTCGCGCGCCACACCCTCGTTCTCCGCGAAGTAGAGCCCATGCCCGAAGGCCTGCGCCCCCTCCCCGGTGCCGAGCTTCGAGAGGTCGAAGCGATCGAAGTCGTGCGGTGAGCCGTGGAAGGCGCGCAGCCCCTGGCGCTCCCGGCGCGCCAGGCCGGCCAGGTCGCCCCCGACGCCGGGCAGGAAGGGCGCGGCGGCCATCAGGCCGGCGGTGAGCCCCGAGCCCTCGCCCTCCTCGCCGGAGGCAGAGGCTGCGGCCGCTGCGCCTGCGCCGACGGCGACCGGCGGGACGAACGACATCAGCGGGAAGCCCTGCTGCCGGATGCGCTCTTTCATCTCGGGGGAGAGGCGGGCGATCCAGGCGGGCTCGTCGACCGTCTGCGTGGTGGGGAGGTCGCGCCGCATGGAGGCCATGCTGAACTCCTCCGGCCACTCGCCCTGATTGCCCGTGCGGATGTAGTTCTCCGCCGCCGCTTCGGTAGCGTAGTAGGGCGTGATCCGCGCCCCCTCTTCATCCGTGACGTAGAACACCTCTCGGCCGTTGGGGATGACCACGTCCTTCTGAACTGGGACCGCACCCCGCTCGACCGTGCCGCCGAACGGCTTGAGGAGCCGCTGGAGTTTGGCCGGCAGCGCCCGGTCGTAGAAGGCCTCCATGCCCTCCTTGCGGGGCAGGTAGGTACCGCCCTCGGGCGACGCCTGGATCCGTTTCCAGGCCTTCTCTAGCTTCAGGTCAGACCCGTAGCCGAGGAGTGCATCGAGCTGCTCGGGGGTCTCGACATAGGCGTCGGTGTTCTCGATCAGCCCCCGCGCCAGCGCCGCCTGGCCGATGTCCTGATCCCCGCCGAGCGCGTCGCCGCCCACCTGGGGCTCCCACTTGACGCGGAAGCCACGGCCCTCGGGCACCCAGGTCAGCCGTTCGGTGCCATACCGATCGACGTGTGTCTGCGCCCCGCTGAGCCCCAGCCAGTCGAGATCCTGGCGGTGGGCCGCGTCGAGCAGCTGCTGCTTCAGCGCCAGGTCGGGCCAGGTGTCCTTGAAGGGCACGTCGGGGACGCCCGTCGACGCGGCGATGCGGGCCTGGTCGTGCGCGAGCTGCGCGTCCCGCTGCTGGTCGGCCAGCGCCTGCGCCGTCGGATCGCCGTAGTAGGCGTCGGCACGCTCCCGGGCGAGGCGGTTCTGCGCCGAGTGCTTCCCCTGGGTGATGTCCGAGTTGTAGACCCGGCGGTTCGTCGCGTCGTGTTCCGGCCCGCGGTAGGCGGGGAGGATCTCGTCGGCGAGCCACTGCTCATAACTCAGGGGGTCGGGCGGATGCGCCGCGGTGTACTCCGCATCGAAGCGGGACCGGTAGGCGCGCAGTTGCGCGTCCACCTCGTCGAGTCGCGCCCGGGTCTCATTGACGGCTCGGCGGGCGCCTGGCGGCTGGTAGCCCTCCTTCTCCCCCTGCTTGTGCAGGTCGCTCTGCACCTCCTCGATGAAGCGCCCGCGTGGCCCGGTCGGTGCGTGCGGGTAGTTAGTGAAGCCGCGCGACTGGCCGTAGAGTGCCGCCTCGTCGTAACTGATCAGGCCTTGGCGGACGGCCTGGTGCGGCCCGTTCCACGCGATGTGCTCGGGGAACTGCGCCCCGACGACGTCCTGGACGATCCGCTCGATCTCCGGGATCGAGCGCATCGGCGCGGGCGCGAGGGTGCGCTCGTTGCTGCGGGTGTGGAGGAGGACGTTCGGCTGGTCCCAGTGAGTGGACTGGTAGGCCGGCGCGGGGGTCGGCACCTCCTCGGCGTGGACCGTGTACCCCTTCGGCTCGTACTCGCTCCGCAGACGGTTGAGCTGGCTGCCGCTGACGAAGCCGCCCGAGTCGTCGCTCTTCCAGGTGGTCCGGCCATCGGACGGGCGCGTGATGTGGGCGCGATACATCCCCTGCTTCTGCTGCTCGACCGGCAGGGTAGTGAGCGCCTCGCGGTAGTTCTCGCCGCCCGGGAGGGTGTAGGAGCCGTGCCTGGTCGGCAGGGTGCGCGGCCGTTCCCGGTTAAGGATGTCGAGCGCGAACTGCGCGGCGTCCTCCGGCGAGCTGGAGTGCAAGCGTCGCCCCACCCCGGACGGATCGACCCAGGCGTACTCCTGGCCTCCCTGGGTGAGCGGGTCCGTGGCGAGGGGCTGGATCGAGTGGCCGGGAGGCAGGGTCGACAGACGTGCGGGGTTCGGCCCGCCGAGCACCGTCTGCCCGATCTCCGGCGCCGGGTGCGCCGCCAGGTGCGCGTCCAGCTCCGCCTTCGTGATGAGCTGGTTGCCCTTCCCCGCGATCAGGTCGTTGATCTTCCGGTAGAGGATCTCCTCCTGGCTGGCGCCCGACCGCAGCTCTGAGAGCAGCTTGTTCGGATGGATGCCCTTGGCCGGCACCTTCGCCGCGACCCGCTCGACCCGCGAGAAGAAGCCCGGCAGCATCCCGGCGTGCGAGGCCACCCCGCCGACCGCCTTGGCCGCTGGCCCGATCGGCAGGTCCAGGTTGCTCGCCGCGCCGAACGCCGAGGTGCTATCCGCCGCCGTGCCGATGGCGAGGTTCGGCAGCCACTCGTCACGCAGCGCGAACATCGGGTCGAGCGCCGAGAGGCCGGCCGCCTCCAGCTCCGCCCGGCGCGTGTCGCCCCGCTCGGTGACGGTGGACTGCAGCCGCTCGCTCAGGCCTTGGACGTCAGCCGGCACGTCGTAGTACTTCTCTTTCAGGTGGCGGCCCGCCTGCTGCACCGGGGCGGAGCCGAAGAAGCGCGAGACGGGCGCGGAGATCGCGTCCCACTGCTGCTGCTTGCGCTGGTCGAGGGCGGCCTGGCGCGCCTGCAGGTCGGCGGCGATCGTCGGGAGCGCGGCGGGGGGTGGGAGCTTCGACTGCGCCCAGTTCTGCGCCGCGATGACCGCGGCGGAGACTGCGTCGATCTCGTCATCGACGCCGGCCAGCTGCGCGACGCGGCGCCAGAAGGACGCGCCGGCGGGCGGGGGCGGGGCAGCAGGCTTCTGTGGTTCGCCAGCCATGCGCGACTCCTACCGGTCCCGATCGGGCGGGGGCTGCTTCAGCGCCGCGCCCACGCCCCGCACGCCCACGCCGCCCACCGTGTTCGCGCCCAGCTTGGCCGCCGGGTGGAAGAGGCCCTTGATCACCCCGCGGGTCAGCGCCGGCGAGTGGACGACATAGCGCAGTAGCTCGGCCTCGGGCACCTTGCGCCCGCTGCGGAAGGCGGTCCCGAGCAGGATGCCCGCCGGGCCGAAGGCGTTGACCCCGGCGCTGGCCAGCGCCGCGCGCGCGACCCACTCCAGCTGCTTGCCCTGGGCGCTCCGGCCCTGGGACGCGACCTTCGGGTTGAGCGGCGAGGTGGCGAAGGCGCGCTCCTCCTGCTCGACGGCGGACTTCCCGAGGGAGCCGATCCGCGAGCGGACATCGGCGCCGGCCTGGCGGATGGCCTGGCTCGCGCGCAGGCGGGCCGCTTCGACCGTCTGCTGATGCGCTTCCTGCCGCGTAGCGCCGGCCGCCCGTTCACCGGCGACCCGCGTGCGGCCAGCCGTGCGCTCGCCCCGGATGGCGGCGGCGGCCTTCGATCGCGTCTCGGCGACCGTGCGCTCGCCAGCTTCGGTCGCCTTGCGGATGCCTTCGCGGCCGGACTCGCGGACGGCCCCGACGCGCGCCTTGCCGGCGGTGCGTGCCGTCTCGACCGCCGCTTCGCGCTCGGCGAGCTTGGCGGCACTCTCGCCGCGCACGCGGCTGACCTCCGCGCGTCCGCTGCTGCGCGTGCTGCGGATCGCTTCGGCCGCCTTGCGACGGGCGGCCGCGATGGCCGCCTCGCCGGACTCGGTCGCCTGGCCGACGGCGGTTCGCGCGGCCTCGCGGGCCTGGCCCACGCGCTCGGTGCCCTGCGCGGCCGCTTCCTTGAACGCCTTGCCGAGCTGCTCGGTGCGTTCGAGGAGCCCCTTGCCGTAGGGGGTCGCGTCGAAGAGCGCGTTCACGAACTCGGGGCGCTGCCGCAGCTGGGCCACGCGCTCGGCCAGCGTGTCGAGCGGGCCCTCCAGGACGTTCCGGTGGACCCAGGCGTCCTGGATGCGCTGGAGCGCTTCGGCGCCGGCCTTCTGGCCTTCCTTGCCGCCGCCTTCGGTGGCCTGTTCGGTCAGGACGCGCACGAGCATCCGTGCCGGGGTGGGGTCGTCGGGGCGGAGCGCCTGGACGATCTTCTCGGGCGCGTGCGTGGCGTCCTTGATGAGCTGGGCGTGCCCCTCGGTGAAGAGCTTCACGACGTCGGCGTAGCGCTTGGTCGCTTCCTCGAACGGCAGGTGCGGGGCGGCGCCCTTCTCCAGGTTGCCAGCCAAGGTGTCGCGCAGGAGGCCGACCAGGTGGCGCGTGGTGTCGGTGACGTAGGAGTTGATCACCTTGTCGCCGCTGCCTTGGACCGAGCGACGCAGCTGCGACTCGATCTGGTGGAGCGTCGCGAAGTCGAGCGCCTCCGGCATGTTCAGGATGCGGCTCAGCACCTTCACCGCCGGGTGCTTGACCAGCTCCTGCAGTTGCGCGTCGTCGATCCGCGCAAGGATCTCGCGCAGCTTCGTGCCGATGCGCGGCCGTGGCCCGGCGGCGCCGCGTCCCGGCTGGCCGACCTGCGTCGGCGCCAGCTCCGTCTCCAGGATGCGGCGCGCTTCGGCCTGCACGGCACTGACCGAGCGCACCGGGCCGGTCGCGGCCGCCTCGCTGACCGCGCGGCCGGCCGTGTCGAGCGCCTCGCGCGCGGGCCCCTCGAAGACCTCCGAGGTCGCGCGCCCGGCGGCCACTTCCGAGGGCGTGCCGAGCGGCGGCCGGGCGACCGCGCCCGCCTCGGCGTCGCGCTGCAGCTTCGCCTGGTAGGCGGCGCGGGTCGCCTCGACCTGGGCCTCGGCTTCGCGCTTCGCCGCCTCACGGGCGGCCTGTCCGGTCTTGACCGCCTCGCGCACACCCTGCCGCTTGCCGAGGCTGGCCTCGGCGACCTGTTCGCCGGCGGCGGTGCGGGTGCTTTCGACCGCGACCCGGGCGGCCTCGCGTGCCGCCTCCACCTGGGCAGCGGCAACCCGCGCTTCGGCCTCCGCGGCGGCACGCGCCTGGGCTTCGGCGGCGGCCGCCTCGGCCTGCACGGCGCTGCGCTCTTCCATACCGGTGCGGGCGGCGGTGCGCACCGCCTGCCGCTTGTCGGCCATCGCCCCGGTGACCGCCTCGCCCTGCGCCGTGCGGACCCCTTCGAGCTGCAGGCGGGCGGCCTCGCGCGCCGCGGCGATCTGCGACGCGACGTCGTCCCCGAGCAAGCGGCTGGTCTGCGCGTTGGCGACCGTGGCCGCCTCACGCGCGCCGCGCAGGTGGTCAACCGTGTTCCGCAGCCCGGCGACGGCGGCTTGCTTGCGGGCGCCGATCGCGTCGCTGGCCGCCCGCCCGATGCGCGACTCCAGCGCCGCGCGGGCGCCGTAGCGTAGCGGCGCGAAGACGACCTGGCCGAGCGCGTCGTAGACGGCTTGCTCGCCGCCGACCCCCGCCGCCTGCCAGGCCCGATCGCCGGCGGTAGCGTTGGGGCCGAGCGTCTGCACGGGTTGATCGACTGAGCCCCACGGCAGGTTCCGGCCGATCCAGGGCCCGATGCCCGTCTGTTCGAGGAGCAGATCCTCAGCCGCCCCGAACAGGCCCGCCCCGGCGACGCTCCCGACGCCCGCCCCCCCGGTCGCGCCCGCCCCCGTCGTGGCGACGGCCCCCGGCCCGGTCGGGGCGCCTGCCACGAGCCCCCCAGCGCCCCCGATGATCGCGCCGACCCCGCCGCCGATGACCCCGCCGATGCCGCCGGCGATGTTGCGTCGCCCGCCCTGCTCGTGCGGGTCGAGCCCCTGCACCATCTCGTTCAGGTAGGGATGATTGGCCGCGAAGCTCCCGGGGGGCGGCGGGGGCGGACTGGCGCCCGGACCCCCCGCGCCTGCCGCCGGGCCCGCGGCGGGGGCCGCTGCGGGGGGCGCGCTCCCACCGCTCGCGAACTTCGGGATCCGCCCCAGCACCTGGGGCACGTAGGTGGTGTCGGTCTTCACGCCGCCGTACTCGGCGAGCACCTTCGACAGGTCGCCCTGGTGGCGGTCCATCAGCTGCCGGAGGTACTTCACGCCGCCCTGGATGTTCTGGACCGGGTTGGTCGGGTCGACCCCGAACGTCTTGGCCGTGGAGGGCAGGAGCTGGAACGTCCCGGTGGCCTGCTGGCCGCCGGCCACGCGCGTCGGGTTGACCGCCGTGGGGTTGAAGCCCGACTCCTGCTCGGCGACGGCCAGGGCCAGCTCGGGCGGGACGCCGGCGGCCAGCGCTTCGCGCCGGATCAGGTCGTCAACCGCGATGACTTGGGGCTGCTGCGGCATCGGCGGGACTCACTGGATGACGATGTACCACTTGCCGTCACGGAAGACGGAGGTCGGCGTGCCGGCCGGGGCTCCAGCCGCCGCGGGCGGGGGAGGCGGCGCGGCCCCGTGCGAGGGCACCGGCGTGGGTAGTCCGCTGGGCGGCCGGGGCACGGCGCGGTTGACCGGCGGCGGCGGCATCGCGGGAGGGAGCCGCCCGACCACGCGCGGATCCTCCCGCATGAACGACGGCGTGTAGGGCTGCTTGAAGTACTCGTTGTAGGCCGGCCCGGACGCGAACACCGCCGCGTCCAGCTCCGCCTCGCGCTGGCGTCGCTTCTCGGCGATGCGCTCCTTGGTGTCCCCCGGCTGGGCGAAGAACAGCTTCCGATCCATCTCGTACTCGTCGGGGCGGATCGTGGCGCCGGACACCCGCCGCACACGGGCTTCGGTGAAGCGCTCGGAGGCGGTCTTGTAGAGCTGTGCATCGGCGCCCAGCAGGAAGTCGAACGTGTCGGGCGTGAACCGCCGCGCCAGCTGCTGGCCGAGCGGCTGGCTGGCGATCCGGTCCTCAACGCTCAGCCCCGTCTCCTTGTCCGGCGCCATGATGGCGTCCATCGGCTGGCGGGCGCGCAGGTAGAACCCGAGGATGTCCTTCTCGGGGGAGGTCGCCGGGCGGCCTTCGTCGCGGCGGCGGGTGAGGCTGTTGCCCGCGCCCGAGGCCGCCAGCCCCTCCTTGAGCGCCGCGCCGGGCGTGCCGGGGGCGGTCGGCGACGGTGGGGCGACGGGGGTCGCCGGCGGGGCGGCCTCGGGCGCCGTGGCGCTGGCCGGGGGGGCGCCGGCCGGGTTCTGGGCGAACGTCTTCTCGCCAGGCTGGGGCGTCGCGCCGGGGGCGACCGGCGGCGCACCCCCCGGCGGCGGGACCGTCGTCGGCGGCGGGGCGACGGCCCCACCCGACCCGGTCGGCGCCATCGACTGCGACTGGGTGAACAGCTGGTCGGCGAAGTCGATGACCTCCTCGGCCGTGGCGTTCACCCCGAGCACGGATCGGGCCTGGGTCAGCGCCTGGTTCCAGAGCAGCGGGTTCTGCGCCTGCCGACGCGCCGCCACCTCGGCTGGGTAGAGGCCGGGGGTGACCGGCTGCGCGTTGGCTGGGAGCGGCTGCCCGTTGACGTCTTCAATCGCGCCGGTCGTCCGGTTGGTGCGGGCCAGGATGCGCTTCCTGTTGCCCTGCGCATCGGTGTACTCCATCGTGCGCCAGGCGTAGGGGCTGGCGGCTCCTGCGCCGCCGCGCGCCTTCATCTGGGCTTCCGCCCACATCTGCAGGCCTTCGGCGTCGGACAGCCCCTGCGCGCGGGCGACCCGGATGTAGCTCTGCTGCTCGCCCAGGTCCGTCCCGGCCGCCCGAGCGACCGCGTCCTGCTGCGTGAGCTCCGACTGGGTGGGGAAGATCGGCCGGAGCGTCGTGCGGGACGAGGGCACGGGCGCCTGGGGCCCGACGGCCTGGGTGACGGCCCCGGGCTGCCCGCGCCCGACCTGCCCGGGCGTCGGGACCGGCCCGGCGGGGGGCGGCGGCGGCGGGCCTCCGGCGGGCGCCATCGACGGGCCCGCCTGGGGCGGGGCGGCGCCGGCGGCTTGCGCGGCCTGGACCCCCGGAGGCGTCGGCGGCGCGAAACTGACGGGCGGCGAGGTGGCGCCGCTCCCCGCGTCGACCCCAGGTGCGAAGCTCGCCTGCGGCCGGGGCGGCGCGACGCTGCCGGGGATCGGCGCAGGGGTCGGCGCGATGCCGGTCCCACCTTCCGTCAGCGCCTTCTCGGGGAGCGCGGCCGAGGGCTGGCCCGGGACCGAGCCGGCCGTCGGGATCGACGGGGTCGGGGGCGCCGAGCCGCCGGCCTCGGGGTCGTCCACCGGACGCTGTTGCACCCGCCGGATCATCTCCAGGTAGGGCGACTGTTCGATCTCGCCCATCCAGCCGGCGATGCCGCCCTTCCGGCGGCGGGGGTTGGCCAGGTCGAGGATGCCGGCGCCGGCGAGCGCCTTCAGCTCGTCGTCGCCCGAGTTGAGCAGCGCCTGGTAGACACGCCCCTCCCGCTCGGCCGCGACCTGAGCCTCGCGCATCTTCTCCTTCTGGATCTCGTAGTGGCGGTCGGCGTACCCGGTGAGCACCCCCTCTAGCCAGCCCATCTGTGTGCTCCTTCAGTAACCGTAGCTGCTGCGCGCGAACGGCATCTGCGTCGTCTGCCGGCCCGAGAAGTCGACCTGGCCGACGTTGAACGGCATCGCGGCCGGGGGCGGCGTGCCGATCGAGACACCGGGCCCGGTCGGCACCTGGTAGTCGCCGACGGGCAGCGTCCCAGGCGAATTGCCGATGTCGACCCCCGGCCCCATCGGCACCGTGCCCCGGTTGATGGGCAGGTCGTTCGGCCCGGGCGTCTTCTTGGTCGTGGTCTTCGGCTTGGTCGTGGTCGCGCCGCCCGGCGACTTCTTGAAGGCCACCTCGCCGACGTCACGCGCCAGCCCGCCGATCGCCGAGGCGGTATCAGCGCCTTCCTTGCGGGAGTAGACGCGGTTGGTGTAGCCCTGCCCGAGCAGGCCGCTGTGGAGCTGGCCGCCCTGGCCCAGCGCGTTGACCCCGGTCGAGATGTTGTCCTGCCCGAGCTTGGCGAGCTGCTCGGCCGCGTAGGGCTGCATCCCGGTGGTCAGGCCGGCGATCTGGCTGACGCGCTGGCGGTTGAGATCGGCGGCCGCCTGGTCCCGCGCCGCGCCCCGGATGCCCTGCTGCTGGAGGTTGCGCTCGGCGCCCCGGTAGTTGCCGGTGATCTGCGCGGTCGGGCCGGCGACCGCCTGCGACATCGCGGCGCGATTGCCGTTGAGGAGCGTCTCGAAGTACTGCCCGGGCTTGCGCTGGTAGTCCTGGCCCTGCTGGGTGAGTTCGCCCCCGACCCGCCCGAGCTGGTTGGCCGCCCCCTGGGCACCCTTGAGCGCGGCCTGCTCTTCAGGCGAGCGCTTCAGCGCGTTCTTCTGCGCCTGCCGCCCGACCAGCGCGCCTGCGGCCACGCCGGCGCCCTGGGCGATGAGCGGGCCCCAGCGCTCGGCCCAGCTGGCGGGCCGGTCGCCCGACGGCTGCTCCTGTTGAGCGGCGGGCGTGGACGCCGCGCCCCACGGGCCGGTGTACTGCGGCAGGTTGCCGGGCGACTGCGGCGGGGCGACGGTGGTCGAGCGGAAGGTGCCGGGGGGATCCTGACCGCCCTGGCCAGCCCCGCCCGAGACGAAGTTCGGGTAGGCGCTGCCGCCCTGGCTGCCCCCGCCGCCCGGGGCGGTGAGGCCGTTGGCCGCGCCCCCGGTGCCGCCCTGGATCGCGCCCCGCCAGCCGCCACCGCCTGCCGCGCCGCCGGCCGCCCCGAGGCCCCCTTGGATGAGCGCACTCTTCCAGTCCATACCGCCCCCTGACGTGCCTGAGCTCTTCGCCGATCCCTGCTGCTGTGGCAGGTAGTTCTGGTAGATGTTCTGGCCGGCCGCGTTGTTGCCGTTGCCCGCGAGCGCCTTGGCGCCGAGGCCCAGCCCGGCGTTGATCCCGACCGTCTTCGCGCCACTGGTGAGCGCGCCCTTGAGGCCGCCGCTCGCGCCGGTCGATCCGAAGTTCGTGAGCGCGCTGGTCCCGCCGCCCTGGAGCGACTTCTTCAGGCCCTGGCCGGTCGCCAGCCCCGTCGCCGTGCCGGTGGCGAAGTTGGTCGCCGCGCCCTTCGCGACGCCCTTGGCAATCTCCTTCAGCCCGGCCTTGGCGACTCCGCCGGCCGCCGCGCCCGCGCCGCCGCCGCCCGGGATGGCGCCCAGGCCCGCGCCCATCAGCGCGCCCTTCCAGCCGCCGCCGTCCATCGCGCCGGAGATCGCGCCGGTGGTCGCCCCGAGCGCGAGCAGGGACAGCCCCCCGGTGAAGGGCGCAGCGACGATCGGCGCGGCCTTCAGCGCGATCTTGCCGACCTTCTTCCAGGTGTCGCCCTTGATGCCGAGGAAGCCCATCGCTCGCTTCTGCTCCTGCTGCCTGCCGCCTGCTGCTCAGGTATGCACGGCGGGCAGCCCGCCGCCGTTCGGATCCGCACTGCCCGTGTTGGTCGGGCTCATCCGGTCTTCCCAGTACTTGTTCCAGCCCAGGTACCACTTCCCGTTGCTGAAGGCGGTGGGCGTGCTCGCCAGCCCGACCCAGTAGGCCGCGCTCGGGTTACTCGGCCCGGTGGTGTTCGCCACGTACCACGCCATGCTGGCCGCGACCGACGCCTCGATGTTCGCCGGCACGCTGCTCATGGCGATGATGGGGTTACTCGCCGACCCGCCCAGCGGCCCGCCGATCGGGACGCCCGAGGCCGGATACTTCCACCGCGCCAGCGCGTCGGTGTCCCGGTTCTGGAACAGCCACTGGATCGCCCCGCCACCGCTGACGATGTCGTACACCTCGGCGGTCACCCCGTCGGGGTTCTTCCAGTTGATCGCATCGACGGCGTGCCCGTCCCCGCCCGTCTCGACCGACCCGTTCTGCCCGCCCGACTTATGCACATGCCCCCAGCGCACATCGATCGCGTGCAGGTCATCGACCACCGCCTCGACGAACTTGCTCTGCCCGGTCGGCCCGAGCTGCACCGTCAGATCCCAGGTGCCGCCGCCCGGGACGCCCGCCGTCAGGCGCGCCTGGACGGTGGCGAACATATTGGGCGCCTGCGCCGGCAGGTTCCCCGCGCCGGCGGCGGACTCCAGCTGGCTCCGCGTGATCTGCGCCAGCGTGAGCGCCTCGCCCGACAGCGCCTGAAGCGAGGCGAGGTAAGCGTCCTGCGAGTTTGAGATGGGCACAAGATCCCCCGCCGTCTGCTCGGAGGCCTGCAGCCGCTCTTCGAGATCGAACACCCGGTCCCACAGCAGGCGCGAGGTCTGCTGCGCGCGCCAGTCAGTGATGGCGTCGACGTGCGGGTACTGGCGCGTGAGGCGGGGGCGGGGCGCGATCTGCGCGCGCGGGGCGACCGAGCCGACGCCGCCCGGGAGCGTCTCGCCGGTGCCGCCGGTGCCGCCGCCGGGCGTCGCCCACGACGCACTGGTGACGACGTAGCCGGGGAAGCAGGTCACCACCGCGCTGCCGTCGCTCGCGAGCACGGTGAGGCGCGGAGCGACGAGCAGCGCGGCGGGGATCGCGACGTGCCACTGGGTGCCGTCGTGGACGACGCCGTAGCCGGTCGCCGCGTCCTGCGCGACGGTGTAGACGCCGACCCGCGACCAGCGCGCGACGGCGCGGCCGAGGACCGTACCGGAGAGATGCGTGTCCATCCAGGTGATGGAGGCGAACGGGCGGTTGCCAGCCTCGGCGATGCCCTGGCCGCCGGGGTAGGGATGGGTCTGCGGCGTCCCGTTGTAGCGCACGAGCGACGCCGACTCGACGTTGACGATCACGTTCGTGTTGTCGATCCACACGCCGTCGGTGCCAAACGTCGGCCCGCGCGCGGTGATGGTGCCGGCGCGCGTGACGGTGCGCGCGATGTCATCGTTCGACTGCAGGATGATCGTGTGGACGCCCGAGATGATCGCGCCCACCGGATAGAGGCCGTGCGAGGGCAGGGCAATCGGCGCGTCACTGCCGAAGGTGACGGTCGCTGCGCCGCCCGCCTGCGACGCCTCGACGCGCGCGACCAGGCCGTCGGGGAAGACGACTGGCCAGTGCGCGGGCCCGCCGCCCCCGGTGACCGGCCCGGTCGGCCCCGAGGGCACGCCCGCGATCGTGATCGTGGTGGCGGTGATCTGGCCGGCCTGCTCGGCTTCGGTGCTCGACCAGGCGAAGCGGACGGTGTTGTTGCTGAGCGCGCGGAAGGCTGGCCAGTTGTCCACGCCCGCCGGGACCAGGACGTGGTCGAGGTTCGGGGTGGTGAACGGATGCATGACCGTGCCGTTCAGCTCGCTCCAGTACCCGATCCACCACACGCCGCCGATCAGGAAGGCATAGGGGAAGCCGATCGGACCAGCCAGGACGGCCGGTGTCGGGATGCCGATCGTCCGCAGGCCCAGGACGCTGTCGATCCAGATCGCGCGTCCCGCGCCGAGCAGCTGCAGCGCGTAGGCGTGGTTGGGGGTGAGCTGCCAGTCGGCGCCGGAGAGTTCGCGGACGCGCGTCGGGCCGCTGGAGCTGTAGCTCGGCTTGTAGGCGATGGCCCCGTCGGGCCCCATCGCCAGCATCCCCGCCGACGGCAGGCGGAGGCCCGTCGTCGCGTAGAGCCCCGCCGTCCCCGCCGGCGCCAGCCACCAGGCGGCGTGGTTGCCCCCCGCGCCGCCGTTGTTCGCGGAGGCGTTCGGGGTGAGGCGCGTGATCGTGGTCGTCGGGACGTCGTACTTCGAGACCAGGTAGCTGTCGCTCGCGTTGGTGAACGCCACCGTGGTGTCGTTCATCCAGCCGAGGACCGCCCCCGGCGAGAACGCCACGTTGTTGAGGTGGGCGTTGCCGCCCCCCACCCCGTGGCACACGCTGCCGACGCTGTTGATGTAGGGCACGCGCTAGCCCGCCTCCCCGCCTGGCGCGCCCCCGCTGGCCTGCGCGGCCAGGACCGCGTGCGTCATGGGCCGGGAGGGGTCGAGATCGTCGTTGCCGAAGGGCGACACGGTGATGGCGCGCGCCGCGCCCCAGGGCTGGATGACGAGCGTCGTCTCGTCGCGGTAGAGCCAGAACGGGTTGGGCGAGGTCAGGACGTACTTGATCAGCACGCCCTTGACCGCCTGGAAGCCGTTCAGGAAGCGCCGCTGCTTCTGCCCGCCGGTGGCCGGGATGACATAGCTATGCATCGTCGTCCCGCCCACCTGGTTGTGCTGCACGGTGGTGGTGAGCGTGACGTCGGCGGTCGACTTCATGGTGAGGTGCCCGTAGAGCGGGTAGAACCAGCCGGGCAGCCCGTGGTTGGTCTCCTGCGTCTCCCAGCGGTCGAGCTGGAACGGCTCCTCATCGAAGAGCGGCTCGGCCGAGTAGAGCCGGCCCGGGAAGGCGTCGACCGGGAACATGCGCCAGACGCGCCCGAGCGCCTGCTGGTTGAGGGCGAGCTGCACGACGCGGCGGCCGGTGGTGTTCACCGTGAGCGTCTCGACGACCGTGCCGTCGACTTCGATCTGGACCTGCTTGTCGGCGCCGTACGTGTCGCACTCGAAGATGACCGCCTTCAGCCACTTGTCGGCGCGGGTACCCAGGATGCTGAAGTTCTGGTTCCAGTTGGCCTGCTCGGACGGCTCAGCCTGGAGGTGCCACCGGTGCGTGTAGAGCAGGCCGGCGTTCTCGTCGATCGCCAGGAAGCGGAAGACATGGCCCCGGCCCCAGGGGAGGGTCAGGTGGACCGTCTTGCGCCCGTTGGCGGTCACGCGCCAGAACGTCTCGCCGGTGTGCGGATGCGTGAGGCGGACCTCGTCGACCCAGACCTCGATGAACTTCTCGGCGCCGCCCGTGTCGCAGTAGAGGTCGAGGCCCGTGTAGTACTGGTCCCAGGCGTTCTCGAAGTGGATGTCCCAGTGCGCGATGCGCGGCGGCTCCTGGACGTAGATCCAGTCGGCGCGGTAGAGGATCCAGGTCGCGCAGTCGATCGCGTCGGGCCGCAGGCGCACCATGTTGGCGGGCACCGCCGGCCAGCTGAACTTGAACTTGTGCCGGTTGGTTGAGTTGACCGTGAGCGTGTCGACCAGGATCCGCTCGCCGTGGAAGTCGCGCTCGACCAGGATCGTCTTGTCCGCCCCGCCCGTATCGCAGTCGAGCGTCACGCCGGTGAGCCAGACTTCGTCGGGGCTGTTCAGGTCGTCCCAGTTGGTCACCCGCTTGTTGGTGATGTCGGGCTGGAGCGTCATCGCGTAGCCAAGCTGGAAGATCGTCGGCGGCGCGCCGGCGGTCGACCACCGCAGCTCGGTGGCGATCGAGTGCGCCTTCTGCGGGTTGACGCCGAAGGGGTCGAGCAGGAAGCGCTGCCGGCCGGCGACGGCCGAGCTGACCGGGATCGGAAGATCGATATGCGTCTCCTCGTTCAGGTACACCTGCACGTCGATCGACGCGGCGCCCGGGTCGGCGTCGAGGAAGATGTCGCCGTAGAGCTTCTCTTCGCGCCGGCCGCCCGAGGCTGAGCCCGTGCGGATCGTGCAGGCGATGGGCAGGCCGGCGTCCGAGGTGCCGTCGTGCGTGTAGCTGGCGCCGGTGAGGTGGCCGCCGAAGAGGAGGATGGGCTCGTCCTCGCCCTGGACGACGGCGGGCGGCTGGCCGAAGCGGTAGTGGCGCCAGAACTTCTGCAGGATCGAGAAGACCAGCACCTGGTAGGCGCCGCCCGTGTCCTGGTAGAGGAAGAAGAGGTCGTTCTCCCAGCAGGTCAAGCGGATGGAGGTCGTCAGGCTCTTGTCGATCGGGGCGTAGCCGTTGACCGCCGTGCCGTAGAAGAGCGGGTTGATCGCCTCCGACAGCCACTCCTCCGGCCCGCCCGAGGTCGCGAAGACGCCATCCTCGGCGACGAAGAAGATGAGCCCGCCCGGGCCGGTGCAGTAGGACCAGCGGCCCAGGAGGCCGCGCGTGCAGAGCGCGGGCGCGGCGGTGACGCCTTCGCTGCCCGAGAGGTTCGGGTAGAGGAAGTACATCCGCGAGCGACTGAAGACGAACGCCTGGTGGCCGGCGACGCCGCCGTTCATCAGCTCTTCGGAGGGCGCGCAGACTTCGACGTTCCCCGAGGCCGACCAGTGGTCGGGCTGGCCGCCAACGCAGTAGTAGACATGCCCGGGGCGGTGCGGATCGCCGCAGGCGAAGAGCAGCCCGTCGACCGGCCCCCAGAGCGACGGGACCGGCTGCGCCAGGACCGTGTCGCCGGTGGCATCGTCGATGGTGGGCACCGGCTGGTAGTGGTCGGTCGGGAGGATGCCGGCCGCCACGATCTCCGAGTCGTGCAGGCCGTCGACGAAGGTCGCGCCGTCGCCGTCGTTCTCGCCGCAGTAGTACCAGTCGTCGATGAGCGAGCCGCCGCGCCGGTAGATGCGCTGACGCACCGCCGCGTCGCCGAAGGCGGGCGGGGTGACGTCGACGGCGCGGCGGAGCGGGTCGATGACGACCAGCGTCTCCTGCTCCTCGCTGCCGTTACTCTCACAGCCGGTGCGCGGGTCGTAGTGCGTGGCCCGGTAGTCGTAGGGCTGTGCGCCAGCCTCGGCCGTGTCCGGGCCCCAGCCGCCGGTCAGGTAGATGTCGTCGACGCCGATGGCGATGGGGCCGGTCCCGGGCATCGTGCGCAGGTAGACGATGACGCCGGTGATCGTCGACCAGTTGCGGCCGGGGGTCGAGCCGATGCGCTGGAAGTCGCCGCGACGGAAGGGCGAGCCGGTCAGGCCGTAGCTGAACCACTGGTGCGCGCCCAGCCCAATCTGGAAGGATTGCGCGCGAGCCGGGTCGCTGATCTCGCGCTGGGTGGCCCAGCTGCCGCGCACGTCGTCGAAGCCGCGCGCCTGGCTGTCGCGGTCGCGCAGCGCGTGGATGCGCGCCGACTCGGCCGCGTCGATCTGCGCCTGGGCCGCCTGCACGAACTGCACGTAGTCGTTCGGGCGGAACGCCTTGACGTAGGCATCCTGGTTAGCCTCCCCGAGGCCCGGCAGGATGAGCGGGTCGAAGGTGGCGGCGCAGACGAGATACAGGCGGATCTCCGCCAGCTCGGCCGGCGACGACGTCTTCATCGAGATGTGGATGAGGTCGTCATCGGTCGCCGGCCGGGTGTCGCTCCCGCCGACCTCGGTCACGGTGGTCAGGTTGCGGTCGACCGGCACCCCCCACCAGGAGTCGTAGGCGACGCCGCCCGCCCCGGGCTCGGGCTCGGGGAGCGGCCCCGGATCGGTGACGCAGTAGATCGACTCGCTGCCGCTGGGCGCGATGCCGAAGTCGGCGGTGGCGGCTAGGGGCGTGCTGGTCGGTTCACCCGCCGAGGTCGTCCCGGGCGCCGGCACCCAGGCGGCCGCCGCGGTGCTGTCGCCCGCCTCGCACATCGCGATGCCGGTGCGGTACTCGGTGTGGAGCGCGGTGTCGGGCGTCCCGGGGGCCGGCAGGCCGATCGGGAGCGTGAGGCCGTCGGCGCGGACCTTCACCATCTTGAGGCGGTCGCCGACGAACATCCACGGCTCGCCCGAGAGCGGCGGCCGGTGCGGGAGGAGCGCCAGCGGGTCGCCGCTGAAGCCGGTGGCGATCGAGGTGGTCGCGCCGTCGCGCCCGCGGTGGAGCGTGGTACCGACGCCCCACAGGCGGGTGGTGGCGGCGCTGTTGGGATCGCGCAGCTTGCGGATGGAGTGGCAGGTCGTGCCGCTGCCGTGGGTGGCGAGCGAGGTCTGCCCGGGGCGCGCGGTCGCCTCGCCTTCTGACTCGTGCCAGACGTTGGTGTGGCGCGCCCAGCCTTCGAGCGTGTCGAGCGAGTCCTTGAGGTTGAGCGAGCCCGAGCCGAAGCGCACGATCTGCGTCTCGAACGCCCCCTCGAACTTGGCGTCGGTGACGTTCTGCGCGCGGCGGCTGATCTGTTCGGCCATTAGCTGAAGCCTCCGAGGAGGAGATCGGCGGCGGTGGTGGTCAGCTGGTAGCGGCGCTCGCTGTACTGCGCCCGCTCGTCATCGAGCAGACGCCCGACCTTGCGGAGGAGCGTGCCGAGCGCGGCGTACTTCAGGCCGGAGGTGAACTCCGGTGCGAGCGGGAGCGGCGCGCCAGGCGCGGTGCCGGTGGCGAGGGCCGGCACCGCAATGTAGAGCAGCTCGACGACGCCCGCGGCCGCCGGGGTGGGCACCAGGCGGAAGGTGAGCGTCTCGCCGTCGAGGTCCGCGTAGCCGAGCGGGAGGCCGGGGGTGGTCTCCCAGCCGGGCTGCGCGAGATCGCCTTCCAGACCGTCCACCGGCCCGAGCGGCGTGCGCGTCCCGTCGGCCGCCCGCCAGACCAGCGCCGCGGTGGCGAGCCAGTCGGCCGGGTGGTCGATGCGGGCGGTGTCGGCCGGCACGGCGATCTCCAGCCGGGCCACTTGCATATGCGTGTCGTGGACGAGCGCGCGCACGCCGCCGTTGACGGCGTCGAGGACTTCGTCGCGCGTCCAGATGAGCGACGGCCAGGTGTCGCCCTGGTCGGGCGGTTCGATCAGGACGTACTGGAGTTCGGAGAGCAGCTCGCGGTCGGTCATCGGCTACTCCTGCTCGGCCTGGTCATGGCGGCTGAACTGCTGCGCGACGCCTGACAGCTGCGTGGGCGCGCCGGTCGAGGGTTGGAGATCGCGCCGGCGGTCCAGGCCTGCCCAGCGGCGGTAGGCCTGCGAGGTCTTGAGCAGGCTGTTCTCGTCGGCGGCCGCCTGCAGGAACGCCTCGAAGTAGGGGCGCGTGGCGCGCCAGCGGTCGCCCGCTTCCTTGAACGCCGCGACGTGCAGCGCCATGTCTGAGATGACGTCGACGATCTCCTCGCCGAGGTTGACGGTGTCGGTCGGGAGCGTGAGCACGGGCGTCGCCATCACGCCGTCGAGGTAGAGCGCGAGCGGCATCGCGACCGGGTAGGTTGGCCAGATCGCCAGGCGCGTGAGCGAGAGCGGCGCGAAGACGATCGGCCGGTCGGGCGCGCCGGGCGTGCTGATGGTCTCGCTCCGCCAGGGCGGGTGGCCGAGGTCGAGTTCGCTGAGCGAGGACGGGATGAGCGGCCAGCCGGCGGCGGTGGTCAGCCGCAGGCCGTAGGTGATCGTGCCCGGGAGCGCGATCTCCGGGTCGCCGGCGGCAACGGAGAGGAGCACGCGCTCGCGCCAGCGGCCGGTGAGGAGGTTCCAGTCGCGGAGCGCCTCGTTGAGCGCCAGGCGGGCCTCCTCGGGGGTCCAGAAGACCACGCTGTCCCAGCGCTGCGCCATCAGGGTCTGCAGCTCGGCGAGGGTGGTCTGGGTGTAGGCCATCGCGGCTCGGCTCCAGTCTCAGGGCAGGATCGGCGCGGGGCAAGATCCCCCGGCCGGCGCGTCGTCGACCGGGAAGGCGCCGAGCACGCAGGGCGGGACGGTGAGGAAGACCTCCACGACCAGCTGCGTGGTGCGGCCGCGCGCGTGATCGCCGCGGTAGAGTTCCACCGCGGTCTGGGTCGTGCGCCCGGGGACGAGCGTCGGGGTGAAGACCTCCAGCGCCGTCTGTGTGCTGCGGCCCGGGACCACGCGCGGCGCGAAGACCTCAACCGCGACCTGGGTGACGCGCGCCCCGAGGGGCGGCGGCGAGGTCACGAGCGTCTCGACCAGCGCCTGGGTCACCAAGCCTTCCGCGGGCGGGGCCGAGGTCGCAACGCCGCCGAGCACCTCGATGAGGCCCTGGGTGACGCGGGCGGGCGCGGTCGGGAGGCTGAGGAGTTCGACGGCGGCCTGGGTGACGCGCGTGGGCGGCGCGGTGGTGACGGCGCGGAAGGCGGCGAGCGCCGCCGCCCAGTTGCCGGTCGTCGGCAGGGTCCAGCTCACGCTGGTCGTGGTGCCGGCGACGCCGGTCAGCCGGCGGCTGTCCGCTTCACCAGGGCCGCTACTGAGCTGCTCGAACTCCTGCGTCCAGGACGGGGTGACCGCCTCCACCGTGATCGAGGCCTGGTTGGTCTCGTGGACGTGGACCGCGACCACGAAGACCTCCGCCGCGGTGAGCGGCGCGGTCGCGGCGGTCGCGGGGGTGGTGCTGGTGCCGATCCCGGTCGCGGTCTGATCCAGGCCGAGGCCGAGGGACGTCCCCGGGTTGACCTCGATCGCGCAGATGGTACAGCTCGACGACCCGCCGATCCCCGCCACCGTGACGACGAAGCCGGCCCCGGTGGCGACCACCGTGTCGCAGTAGTAGATCGCACAGGCGGTGTCGGTCCCCGCGGTCTGGAGGGCCGTCGTCGCACGGGCGTAGGAGTTGCCGTAGGTGTCGGTGCAGGTCGCGGTCGCGAAGGAGGCGCTCCCCCGCAGCGTCACCGGCACGATGATCGCGTTGCCGAGGGTCGGCGGGACGGTAAACGCCGGGGTCGAGACCGCCTGCGCGAACGCGGTGCCCTTGGTGGTGGCCTGGATGCGGGTGATGCTGCCGGCCCCGGCCGCCGGCAGGACGACCACCTCCAGCGGCAGCTGAGACAGGCGCAGCTCGGCTGCGGGGAGCACGACGACTTCGACCGGCAGCTGCGAGAGCCGGGCGGCCACGGCGGTCGCCTGGAAGACCACCGTGCCGGCCGCCGTGTTCCCGTGCGCGGGGCTGAACTGCCACGTCGGATCGATCGCCGCGATCGTCGGTTGGAGGTAGTAGGCGGCGGACCCCTGCAGGCTCTCCCCCGCGCTGTTGCTGAAGTGGGACGCCACCGTGAACCCAGATGGGGTGACGGTATCGGTCGAGGCGTTCTTGCCGATGACGCCGGTCAGGATCAGCGCGCCGGCTTCTGTCGGCGTGACCGAGCCCGTCGCCAGCGACGCGCCACCGGCACTGACGGCGCCGGTCTCCGCCTTGTACATGCCGACGCCAGCAAACGCATACGCCACGATCACCGGCGCGATGCCGCCGGCTGTGGCCGAGAACGTGTGCCCCGCGCCCACCGAGGCCGGCCCCAGGCAGATGAACCACCGGTGCCCCATGTCGCCCTGGACCCGCGCGGTGAGGGCGGTGTAGGTGTTCCCTTTGCTGTCTGAGAAGACCGGCGTCCCGCCCAGGCCGGTCCACCACGACAGGCTGACCGCCAGGAGGGATGCGCCGGTGGTGTCGATCGCGGCGGTCGTCCCGCCCGAGAACCCGAGCGCCGCGGAGGTGGAGGCGACGAGGGTAATCGCCACGGCGGCTAGACCGTGACTTTCATCCCCGCCTGCAGGGCCGTGAGGTCGGCGCCCGTCCACGCCACGCCGGTGTTGGGGTTCAGCGCGCGCACCTCAGAGAAGTAGCCGTAGGTGGTCGCTGGCGACACGTTCGCCCCGTCGTAGTCGACGCTGTTCGTGCGGACCACAGCGCAGACCGACCGCGTGCCCGTCTCCGACTTGGCGACGTAGAGGTTCGTCTGGATCCCGACGATCGTGCCGGCGATGGTGGGGGTCGGATAGTTGTAGGTGTCCTTCGCACCGACCGTCCCGCTGCCGTTGTAGTCGGTGGTGTTGGGCGGGGTCTCCGCCACCAGCGCCCCGTGGTCAGTGCCGGTCGAGGGGGTGAGGCCGGCGTTCGATCCGGCGGCCACGGCGTCGGTCTGGGGGAGCAGCGTCTCGATCTTGACGGGCCCGAGGAAGGTCGTGGGCGCGGTGCCGTTGTCGACCAGGACGTAGAGGTCGTCGAAGTAGGAGGTGATGTTTCCCGAGGAGCCGTAGCCGACCATGTTGATGATCCCCGACCCGCCGAAGGTGTTGGCCCCGCCGCCCACCTCCGCCACGCCATCGATCTTGAGGGAGTAGAACCCCAGGCCGCTGATGCTCCCCTGGAACTCGATGTAGTACCAGGTGTTGTTCGAGAGGACCGTCCCGCCCGTCGCCAGGAGCGTCGCCGTCGTCCCCTTGAAGACGCTCAGGGTGCCGGCGGGATTGAGCGCCACGCCAATCTGAAACACCACGCCCGCTTCGATGACCGCGTGGACGTAGTAGATGGAGGCGGGGTTGGCCGTTTTGCGAAAGGCGAACCCGGTCGTGAAGTTGGAGCCGGAGATCGTCGGGATGGTGCGGTACTTGATGGTGTCCACGCCCCCCGCCAGCAGGAGCGCGCCCGTCCCGGTGCGGGTCGGCGTCGACACGAGTGCGGCGTTGCCGAAGGACGCCGTCGCGGTCGGCCACTTCGTGTCGTGGATCGTCAGGTTGGTACCCGAGTGATCGAAGCCGTCGACGAAGAGGAGCGCCATCAGGTCAGCCTGTCCGCGTGTAGCCGAACTCGGCGGCGTTGAAGCCGGCTTCGGTCCAGGCCAGGCCGGTGCCGGGGTTGGTCGCCGCGATGGCGACGCCGTAGCTGTAGCTGGTGCCGGGCGAGATCGGCGCCCCGGGGTAGTTCGTGGTGCCGTGGCGGATGACCGGGGCGACCGTGCAGGTGCCCGCGTCGGCCTTCTTCATGGCGAGGCAGTGCTGCACGCCGAAGATCGTCGCGCCGACGATCGGGGCGTCCTCGGTCACGAAGGTGTCGGTCGCGCTGACGGTCGAAGTCGAGGTGTAGGTAGTGTCGTCGTCGGGCGTGGTGTCGTTGACCGCATCCCAGTTGGCGCCCGCGAGCGGCGTCCAGCCGGTCACGGCGCCCGCGGCGGTGGGGCGGCGCGCGTCGACGCGGACGTCGCCGAGGAGGTCGTTGAGGGGAGCGGCGCCAGCGCCGTCGAGGACGTAGAGGTCGTCGTAGTCATACGTGCGGCCGCTGACGATGCTGTTGCCCACCGCCGCGGATAAGAGGCCGAGCCGGATGTTCGTCCAGGTCGTGGCCGCGGCCGTGTTCTGTGCCGTCAGGCTGAGCACCGACACGCCGTTGAAGCGCACGTCGACTGTGCCGACGGTGGCCGACAGGAGCAGCTTAATTTCGACGTAGGTAAAGGCGCCCGCCGTCACCGCGGCGGTCGTGCCCAGGAGCGTCGGGCTCCCCGAGTGCCCGCCGCGGCCCACCGAGAGCGTCAGGTCCGAGTTCAGGCGGAGATAGGTGAGGCTGGTCGCCCCGTTCAAGACCGAGAAGATCGGCATCCCACTCCCCCCGGATGCCCCGCTCGGGTTGAACGCGAACCCGCACACGACAGTCGCCCCGGTCGCGGGGAGGTTCTTCTGGATGTACCCGAAGGCGTTGAGGGTGTCGTTGCCGGGGGTGTAACGCCAGGCCCCCGAGCTGCGCCGGCCGCCCGTGGTGTTGATGGTGTTCAAGGCGCCCGACGTCCCGGAGATCACCACCGAGGACCACTTCTCCGTCAGGTCGGCGGTGACGTAGTGGTCGAAGCTGTCCATGAAGAGGAGCGCCATCAGGTCACCTTCAGGAGGCCCCACTGGCCGGCGTTGATCTCGGCCGCGGTCCAGGGGGCGCCCGTCGCCGGGTTCGTGTCGTAGGGCTGGGTGAGATAGCGGTCGTAGACGATCGAGGCGACGCCCTGGGTGGGGCCGTCGTATTGGACGCCGCCCTGGCCGACGATCGGCTTGATCGTCATCGCGCCTTCCTCGACCTTGCGCGCCAGGATGTTGTAGTGGACGCCGAGGACGCTGGCGCTCGCCGGGATGTCCTCAAACTGGTGGCAGTCGCGCGTCCCCGAGGGCGTGGTCTCGACGTAGGTCGCGTCGCCGTCGGGGATGGGCTTGTCGTTCACCATGTCCCAGTTGACGGCGCCCGAGGGCGTCCAGCCGGCGGCCAGCCCGGGGGCGTTCGGGAAGATGGTCTGGATGATGCCGTCGCCGAGGAAGTCCTTGACGTCGCTGGCCCCGCCGGTCAGGTCCGCGAGATAGAAGTCGCAGATCCGCATCGTCACCGCCGCCGGCGGCGTCGCGCCCCCCACGACGAAGAGATTGAGGCTCGTCCAGTAGCCGAAGCTGGCCGCGTCGGTCACGCGCGTGTCGCCGGTGAAGGTCATCACCGGGATCGTGTTGACGCGCACCTCGAAGTAGCCGGCGTGATCGATGATCCACTTGATCTCGACGTAGGCCCAGGCGCCCGACTGCAGGCCTTCGATGCTGTTGGCGAGCGTGCTGTCGCCGCCGACGGTGGAGGCGCGCTTCTGGAGCGTGAAGGTGCCGTTGGCGTTGAGCAGGAGGCGGATGTGGTACGGCCCAGCGCCCAGCGGCGACCCCACCCCCGGCTCGATCGGCACCAGAAAGCCGAGCGGCTGCCCCAACGACGGGTAGCCCCCGATCCGCGTCAGGTCATCGACCTTGATCGCGAACCCGCAGACCCCGCCCGAGGAGGGCGTCCAGTAGCCGGGCTGCGTGACGAAGGGCGCGAGCCCCAGGGGGCTGCCATTGCTGGTGTTGTGCGTCGAGACCCGCTTCAGGCAGTTGCCGAAGCGGCCCTCAGAGACGATCGACCAGGCGGCGTAGCTGGCGTCGACAGAGGTGTACTTGTGCGCGATCTCGGCCGACCCGTAGTGGCTCATCCCGTCCATGAAGAGCAGCATCGCGAGAGGCCTCCTAGGCCGCGGGCAGGAAGACCGCCGTGCCGGCCGCCGACCCGGCATGAGCGGGCGCGAAGGTCCAGGTCGGATCGATCGCCGCGATCGTCGGTTGGACGTAGTACGCCGCCGACCCCTGCAGATTGAGGAAGCCGGCATAGTGCGTCCTGAGCGTGAACCCGGCCGGCGCGACGGTGTGCGTCGAGGTCGCGTACCGGCCGCACACGCCGGTGAGGATCAGGGCGCCAGCCCTCGCCGGGGTCACCAGCCCCGTGGCGAGACTCGCCCCGGCCGCCAGGACCGCGCCGCTCTCCGCGCCATACGCGACGACGCCCGCAAAGGCATACACCACAGCCACGGGATCGAAGCTGCCGCCCGAGACCGTGACCGTGTGGCCCGCGCCAACCGACGCCGGCGCCAGGCAGTAGAACCACTGCTGGATCGAACTTTCGGTGGGCGACGTCCGCCGCGTCAGCCCGGTGTAGGGATTACCCTTGCTGTCGGTCACCGCACTGAAGCTGCCGCCCAGGATCGCACTCCAGGACACCGACACCGCGATGAGCGTCGCGCCCGTCGTGTTGATCGCAGCCGTCGTCCCGCCGTCGGTCCCGAGGGCCCCCGAGGTCGCGACGACCAGCGCAATGGGCGCGGCCGGCGCGGGCCCTCCGCCGCCCCCCGCGTCCAGCGCGTACCCGTAGCGCCAGCCCCGTCCCATCAGGCGGTCACCAGGAGGACCGAGAGCTTCTCGCCGTTCGCGCCGAGCACGCTGACGTGCGACGGCTTGACCGGCCCGTCGAGGATGTAGGGCGCCGACGGCGTCCCCGAGGCGGCGGCGGGCACCCGCGTGCCGTAGATCGCGCTCGTCAGCGTCTGGCCGTAGCCGCCCAGGTAGAGCGCCGCCGCGTTGGCCCCGCCCGCCTGGAGGTGGATCGCCACGCACATCAGGTCGTCGGGGCCCCCGGGCGTGGTCGTCGGCAGCGCGTCGGAGAGGCGCTGCGTCGCGCCGGAGAGCGTGAGCACGTAGTGGCGCAGCATCGCGCTTACCTCTCGTCGATCGTGCCGGGCCGGCGGTCCTGGAGCGTCGGCGGCGGGGGCGGCTGCTCGGTCGGCTCGAAGCGGTTGGGCAGCGCCGGGAGGCCCGAGACCGAGTTCTCCGACTCCGACCCGCCGGCCGAGATGGACGGCACCGGGTCGTTCTGCCAGATCGGCTGCAGGCCGTTCGGGGCATCGACGTTGACGTTCGGGTCGGTGCCGCTGTTGACGACGCCGTCGCCGCCGAGGTCGGTCGAGGTCGGCATCCCGGGGTTGTCCCAGAAGCTCTTCAGGTCAGCCATAGGTCATCTCCTCACACGCATATGCATCTAGCAGGCGCAGGCATCGGTGGTGCGCGGGTCGGCGCCCACCAGCCCGCTCTGACACGTTTCCGGCCAGCTGTCCCACAGGTCGTCGGGGACTTGTTCGTCGTCGCGCAGCGAGAGCATCTGAACGCCGTACTTGAACTCGCTGGTCTTGGTCTGGGCGAGCCCGGCGTTGAAGTAGGGGTTGGGCTTCTCGCCCGTGCCGGGCCAGAGGGCGGCTTGCGCGAGCGCGCCAGCGACGAGCACCTCGCCCCCGTCGGCCAGCACCCCCGCGAAGACCTCCCCGTCCGAGAGCCGCGCGCCCTGGCGGTGGTAGACCGCCGTGAGCGTCGTGGCAGCCCCCGGGACGGGGTAGAGCACGTAGCGCACCTGGCCCAGGGTCAGCGGGTCGGTCGAGGGCGAGGTGGCGACCAGGGCGTTCGGCGCCCCGGTGGAGCTGAGCGCCGGGTCGGCGCGCAGCAGCTCGTCCATCGTGTAGCGGAACGGGATGCGGACCTGCCGCGCCCCGTCGACCACGATGAGGAAGCTGCCGAAGTCGGGCGGCATGACGACGTGCGTCTGGCCGGCGAGGAGGGGCAGCGCGATCTCGGCGCGCATGAAGCCCCAGCGGCGCGCGGCCAGGAGCTGCTTCCAGGCCGCCTGGACCCACTCGCGCGCGAGGAAGGTCGGGGCCGCCGGGCAGT